ATGTGTGGACGCTTTGCACAAGCACAGACCCGCGAAGAATACCTGGCATATCTGGCCGATGAAGCCGATCGCGATATCGCTTATGACCCTGAACCTATAGGCCGGTACAACGTGGCTCCCGGTACCAAAGTTCTGCTGCTTAGTGAACGCGACGAGCAACTGCATCTGGATCCGGTGTTCTGGGGATATGCTCCCGGATGGTGGGATAAACCACCGCTGATTAATGCACGCGTTGAGACTGCGGCCACCAGCAGAATGTTTAAACCGCTATGGCAACATGGCCGGGCTATCGTGTTTGCGGATGGCTGGTTTGAGTGGAAGAAGGAAGGCGACAAGAAGCAGCCATACTTTATCCACCGGGCTGACGGCCAGCCAATATTCATGGCGGCGATCGGCAGCATACCGTTCGAACGCGGTGATGATGCAGAGGGATTCCTGATTGTGACTGCAGCAGCTGATAAGGGACTGGTAGATATTCACGATCGCCGGCCGCTTGTCTTATCACCGGAAGCTGCTCGCGAATGGATGCGCCAAGATGTTGGTGGGAAGGAAGCCGGAGAGATAGCATCCGACGGAGCAGTGCCGGCAGACAAATTTATCTGGCACGCCGTGTCGCGCGCCGTTGGCAATGTGAAAAATCAGGGGCCGGAGTTGCTCGAACCAGTCCGGGATTAAATCACCGGGCAGTCATCAAACTCACCTGAACGCGCATCGTTGATGATGTAGGTAATCACCCCGAATACCGGTGATGACACATTGTAGTCGCCTGTTTTCCCGGGTATCTCTTCACGCTTGCCGTTCTCCAGATTTATCAGATGAGGCTTCGGGTGGATACGGTAACGCTTTATCCTTAACTCATTATCTATCCTGCAAACGAGCAGAGAGCCGTCGCACGGTGTTAATGAGCTATCCACGACCAGCAAGGCGCCATTCTGGATGCCTTCTCGCCAGTATGTTTGGCCCGCCCTCATGAAGTATGTAGATGCTGGGTGATCTATAAATTTCTCATCAAGAGATATGCGATGGTCAATGTAGTCAGCAGCCGGTGATGGAAAGCCCATTTCATAGTCCTCCGTTCGGGTTATAAAGCATGAATAGTCGCTCTTCACCTTCCGTGGTTGAAATGTCCTTGAACGTGCTGACGCTGGCCTCTATCCAGGCATTTGCATCCCGAAAAGAAAAATTCCAGTTCACCTTCTTCAGTTCACGCACAAAGTCAACGGTTCGTAGTGTCCTGCGCCCGCTTGGCTCAACAACTACAGCAGACCGGAATGCGGTCTCAATGTCATAACGACGTGGCATAGATCACCTCTAACGATACTGTGTTTATATACAGTATTACTGATCACATGTGTTGATCAAGTTCGATGAAAGAATTTAGATGTGTGCTATTATTTTTCGTCATTTTCTTAGGGACTTACAAATTTGCACAAAATTTGCTCTCTTGACTGTTGCTCAGCGCCGTCCCTGATAAACAAATGGAACCCATGATGGCTTTCAACTCACTTCACTATATTTTTATATTTCTTCCAATAGTTGCGCTTGTTAACTATTTAACATGGAAGCTACATCCGCAGATATCTCGATTTTTCATCACCGTCGTCTCCATCTGGTTTTATTGCCAGCTTGCTCAGTATGGCGTGATCTGGCTGGCACTGTCCTGTGTCGCCACTTACTTCTCATATCTGTTCGGGAATAAATTTATATTCAGGAAAACGGCATTTGGCGCTGGTATTATTTTCAACGTGGCTTTGCTGTGCTTCTTTAAATATAAGTACCTAATCGTAGGGAGTGGATTGTCATTCGCGATTGATGATTTGATTGCGCCGATTGCTATAAGCTTCTTTGTTTTCCAGCAAGTGTCGTTCCTTGTTGATGCGTATAAGCGAAAGATAGAGCGAGTGTCATTCCTGGATTACGTTTATTACGTCACCTTCTTCCCTAAGATGGTATCCGGCCCAATAACCCGTTACGATCGGTTGATGTCCGGAAGCGATACAGGGCTTAGCAGCAGCAAGTTGATCAGCGGCCTAATGCTTCTTTCTGTCGGCCTGTATAAGAAAATCGTTCTATCATCTATCTTCGCCCAGGTAGCTAATGCAGGATACGCGGCTGAAGCGCCATTAAAACTGGTTGAGTCGTGGATGACGTCCCTATCCTACACCATGCAGATTTACTACGATTTCTCTGGCTATTCCGACATGGCAATAGGCTCTGCGCTGATCCTTGGAGTCTCTCTGCCAGCAAACTTCAACTCACCTTATAAGGCAGTGAACATCCGAGATTTCTGGAATCGCTGGCATATATCTCTCTCCACATGGTTACGCGACTATGTCTACATCCCTCTTGGAGGTAGCCGTCATGGATACCCAAGAACGCTGGTAAACCTGCTGATCACTTTTGCAATCAGTGGTGCGTGGCATGGAGCGACAATCAACTTCATTCTCTGGGGCGTTCTGCACGGCGTTGCAACTTGCATCAACGTTACCTGGGCAAAGTTCGGATACTCAATGCCTCGCCTTGCCGGATTTATAGTCACATTCCTGTTTATTAACTTCTCCTGGGTCCCATTCAGGGCTGAAAGCTTCGATAAGGTGGTTAGTGTCTATAGGGGGATGCTTGGCCTAAATGGTATGGATGCGATCAGCATGTGGTCTGAAAAATTTATCGTGGAAAGCGAAAACCGATTTGAGGTTTATAAAGAGCTGACTACCTTGGGGTTGTCATCCATGTCGACAGTCTTCGTACTTGCGTTGTCTCTGGCATTTTCTTTCATTGCGAAGAACAGCAATGAACTTTCATGCCATGAAATCAATGGGCAGGTGGTTAAGTATCGCAACGTATTTATTTGCTCTGCTCTCTTCGCTGTATCGGTTATATGCCTGTTTGGTGGCGCCGGTTCAACAAGCTTCATTTACTCGAACTTCTAACGGTGATGAAAATGTCAAAAAACAGCAAATCAATCATCACTTTTGTGGCCGTATTCGTGCTCTTAATGTCGGCTTACATATACCTTTATTTCTGGCAGATAGGCAGACCAGTTGTGGCGGAATGGTGGCTTAAAAATACCATAGAGAAAAAGGAAATGATATCAGACGCTACGCCGGGCCCAAGGATAGTAATTATCAGCGGGTCTAACTCACTTTTTGGGATTAGCGGCGATGTAATTGAGAAGAAAACAGGCATGAAGGTGGTGAACCTCGCGCTGCATGCAAGCCTGGATATTGACTACCTGGCATACATACTTCGCCGGAATATCAGAAGCGGTGATATTGTCATAGCCCCGCTTGAATATGAGTATTACAGAAGGGATGGCACACCTACGACATGGTTCATCACCAATATGCTCGGATGGGGTGGTGAATACGTAAAATCAAGAAACATTTATGATCAGGTCAGATTGATTACCTTCACAAATAAAGACCGGGTTATTGAGGGTATTTTGACAGGCGGCGACTTGAAGTATGCTCCGCTTGAAGAGGTGATTGCTACTACTCCAGCTTCTGATTTCGAATACAAGAAATACCTGTATAGTTCAATGGACCGTTACGGATCAATGCAGATGTCATATTACGATCAGGGGATGCTTGTGCGTATGGAAAGGCAGCAAGATAAATATGAAGTGATGCTCTCGTATGGAAAAAAAGACCTTTCGTTTACTGATTATGCGAGGTCAGGTATTAGTAAACTAAAGAACATCACTGAAGCTAGCGGTGGTACTTTCTTCGTTACCTGGCCAGCATCTATCAAGACAAAATTCTTTAACAGGGATGACCAACAGGCAATAGCGTTCACCAAGAGTATTAAAGAAAACCTGGAATCAAAGCACGTCCATGTGCTTTGCGATCCATTTTACGCCAACCTGGATTTCAAGATGTTCTCAGATACCATCTATCACCTCAACAGGACTGGCTCAGTAATTCGTTCAGAGCGGCTAGCTGAATGCCTGGTTAATAGAAAATAGCTATCCATGTGCTATACCGGTGTCCACTGGGCAGCCGTTGGCGTCGTTCCTGATGTCGGCGGCTGAAGCTTCCACATTGTTGTGCCGTTCTGAGAAAGCGCCCGAATCTGCGTGCCTGTAGCTGTTGTCACTACTTCTGCCAGAACTTTGCCTGCCGAGTTTTGGATAACAACGCCAGAGTTATGAGATAGAATTATCCTTGATGAGTTGGCTGTTATTTTACCAAGGCGCACCCCAGTCGCAGGATCATCATATTCAACGCTATTCGTAAGTAATTCAGGAACCCAAGTATTATTTTGGGTGAACACACTCCAGCCAACAAGATAATTATCTGTAAAAAATTTCAGGTATCCCAATGGGTCTGACGTCGTGTTCACCTTGAATAAAGCCTTGCTGGCGAACTGGGATCCAGCACAATGGCTGAAAGATACGTTGAAATTATTTGTATCTGAAAGCAGTGCACAGGTATTACCTGAACCATCAAGTTTAATCCAGCACTTATCAAATGATATGACCTGGCATCCCTGAGTCGTGCCAGTACTATCCATTTGTACTTTTACGATCTGTATTCCAGCATTTCTCTCCCACCAACATTCCTCAAAGTGTACCGACAGAATCCCTGCAACCCTGATCAGACCTGAGGTATTGTTGTTTGTTTCAAAATCGCAATTCCGCATGATGAACTGAAGGCCATTCTGAATATCAATTCCGTATGCACTATTACTGCGGAAGAAACGACAATTTTCGAACAGGTTAGCATTGGTTGTCAGGTTGCTCCCTACGGGCGACTGACCTGCGCAACGAACGTGCATATATGATGAATACAGAGTTCCTTCCAATCCAAACCAGCAGTCACGAACTAATGCTAATATAAGGTTGGCATCGATTGCAAAAGCAAGTGATGCTTTGAAATTTATATTTTCAATAGTTGGGTTTGCTACATAAATATTGCTTGGAGAATAAAAACCCTTTCCCAATCCAACCGTGTCAGTGCTGATTGAAAAATCCCTAAACACCACACCTTCTCGATATGTTAGTACGAAGCTAAAGGCGGCTGACGTTGCTAAACCTCCTGTGATAATTCTTAGTTCAGTAGTACTACCACCTTGGAATATTTGATTGTTTCTTATTGGCTGGATGTTTAAAACACCGTACAGATCACCCGGGAAACTGATGAAGTCCTCAGCGGCAATGCAACGTGTAAAAGCGGCGCTATCATCACGGCCGTCAGCATAAGCCCCATACGTTTCAACGGTTGGCTGTCCAATAAATTTCCAGCGTTTCCCTCCTGCGGTAACAATGATGGTGCCGCCATTATCTTCTGATGTAGTATCTGACGCATCATGCCAGTATGTCCCCTGTGGTGGGAGACTGTCTTCCCAATACTTCTCGACATCGATCCACTGCTTATTAGCTGTTGGCTCAATGGAGCGAAGAGCAGCTATAGTAGGAACCTTACCGATATATTTACGGCCATCAGCGCTTGAAAGCATAGATCTTAGGGATGAATCCCCAACGCTTATCCATGCCCCTATCCCTGTTCCTCCAGATGTGGCTGGAGTGGATCCATCAGGAACTGTTTTTGGAAGCGAACCATCCCAGCGGTAATATTCCCCGTCAGTTTCGTCTTTCAGGATCTGGTTTGGCAGCGTCAGTGTTGCGCCATCCTGAAAAGTCCCGAACGGAATCCATCCATACTGTGCGATGGCCTGCTGGGCCAGCCAGCGCAGTCCTTCAATGGTGTAATGTTCGTTACCGAAACGGTCAACATAGGTGTTTACCAGTGAAGTAACAAATTCATCAATCTTCCCGGCGTTAAACTTCAGATCGCGTGGGGATTCACTCGGCACTGGCAAATTAGTAGGTTGGGTAGCCATATTTTTTCCATAAAAAACCCGGCGCAGTGTCCGGGTTGTGGTTATCGGGATTGGTTTTACGAGTAAATCAGGTCGCTGTACTCAGCGAGGGTAATTGCTGTTCCGCCCTGTCCGTCTGGCTGCTTAGCGGTTATGGTCCATTGCCCGGCATCCAGTTCCTCGGATGTGGCTATCACATACCGTGATGGCGACTGAACGTCGAACCCGTCGTAAAGGTTCAGTGGTATGTCAGGCACTGCTGCGGTAAATCCAAACTGCGTGTCTGAACGAGGTGACGCCGGGAAGCGCGCCGTTGTAGCACCAGATGAATCGGTGATCTGCACATACATCGAGCCAGAGAAATTAATACGCTCACTGGTTTCGAAGTCGTTACCAGATCTAGAGACGATGTATCCGGCTTGCTGGTTAGTATCGTAAGTGTCTGGCACCTGAACCATGTCACCGATATTCACCCACTCACCGTCTGCCATAGCCGTGATAGCCATAGCCATGCGCGAATAAATCAGGCGCTTGCATTCCCTGACCGCCCGTTCATTTGCCTGGAATCTATTCCTGACGTACAGCATTTCGAACTTCTTGGCTTTCGTGGGAGAACCTTCCACAATGCTGCTCCCGGATATCCGGTAACGAACAAAATCCTGCTTGTTCGTGTCTGGATTACGAAACTGCACTTCGACGCCGTCATATCCACCGGGAAGCGTCATATCATACGACAGCGAATACCCTTCAGGTTTAGTATTAGACCGGTTGAATATTGTCGCTGCGGAGGTTTTCTTGCTGTCGCGTGAGAACGACAGGACGCCATTATCATCATAAACAGTGACGCTTGCGGCATCACAGATAGTTTCCATTCTTGAACCAAGCGAAACGTCTTCATCATCGAATGTGTAGTCGAAGTAACCCAGGCGCGGATCGATAGCGTCAATCTCTGCCTGAATCTGGTACAGGCCGTAAATATCAATGCTCGACTCCGGCTGTTCGCCGACGATTAACCAGTTATGCAGCGCGATGTCAGCAAATTTTCGCGACGGGTTAATGGTGTAATTCACCTGGCGAGTGGACATGTTATAACTGATGACATGCCTGGTTATTAGCGCATTGTATTTCCTATCCCTGCTGCCGGTGGCGTTTTCGGTTGCCCGAACCCTGATCATTACAGTGGTATCATCAGGATGAACAACGTTACTCCTGATGTTGACAGCATGAATTTCTTCAAGCTGAAGCTTGCTATCGTTAGAGCTGTTGTTCGTCCGTTTAACAGACACCGCATAACGACCGTATCCGGCTGCTGGAGATATCTTAAACGTCCGATAATACGTTCTTGATACTCCTTTGGATCCGGCGCTTATCTGATAATTTCGTGTCTCACTGGTGCCGGGTATCTGAATGTTGTCATCGTCAACCTGCCACAGCGTTACCGAGAAATTAGCAGTCTGACCACCTACAAATCCTGCCTGAATATGAGCCCAAATCTGGCTTGACCTGATAGGCGAGATAAAAGGGCCAACGATTAACGCGCCGTTATCGTTCAGGATGAATTTCGTGGTGTTTATTGTCGCGTTTGCAACAGGTACGGTGGTACCAGATAGCTGAGTGAACGTAAACGTGTAGTAATACACCGGAGCCGTGACAGATCCATTATCTGACTCCTCATACGATGACAGATTGGCTGTTATGGTTACGTCTTCTGTTTTTGTCCCCTCTGGAACCGGATACGTCACATTAATCGTGAAAGTCACAGGTGCCGGAAGAATAAGCCCAATGAAATAGTCAAAGTCAGCCTGTTTGACGATTTTCATGGCAATTTCTCCACCCGCATAAGTACCGCTGATTACGGTATTTGCGCTTGCAGACTCGACGGGGATCCCTTCATTCTCGTTGGGCCCTGGCATTTCCTGACCGTCAACATCGTCAAACTGATACCCTTCCGTTACAGATGGAATAACCTGCCCTGGTTGATAAATGGTATAGGTCGAACCAGCCATTGAGCCTAAGTTAGTTTCAGAGAACCTGACAGAAGAAATGTCATATACGCCAAGGCCAAAGTTCATCATCTCGGTGACGTACTTAATACCTGAGTTATCCTGGCCGCCGGGGACATATTCAAACATTGATTCCTGGACAAGGTCAGGGAATGCTCTTATCTGACCGAAATTATCAGGTTTAGCCTCCCCGTTACGCGCAGAATTGGTCTGCCCTTTCAGGCTGTTATTCGGTGATGTTTTACTGTTGCTACTTGATGCGCTCGTATTCGGTTTTGGCATCAGCCCAGACAGAATTTTTTGCGTGAACTTTATCGGGTTGAAGTGCTCAAGTGGGTTGAGTATTGTCCCGATCAGCCCGCCGCCTCCTTTAGGCTGATCAAAGATGATTACCCTGTCATTCTCCTGCAGTGGAAATGCAAGTTCATCATCAGGTCCGAGTTCAGTTCCATTTACGCGGATGCGTATGTCCCGGTGAAAACTTTCCTGCTCAAGCCATTCAGAAAACACTGTCCCTGCTTTGACGACATCCCGATCTTTAGGCAGCCCTGGTACTCGCTGAATTTCGATTACCGGCATAAGAATAGAACTCCACTTTGGTGAATAGTTTCTGAATGGTGCGGATCGCGTCTGACCTGACATGACCATTTTCACCGCGGCTATGTAATGCTCGCCCGTCGACAATCAGGCCGACATGTACTGGTTGGCTGCCGACCCAGGCGACGAAAATACCGTCATCACAGAAAGACTCCGTGCGGCGCCAGAACACAACATCACTGTCGTAACAGGTCAGGAAGTCACTACCGCTTTCGTAGTCAGCCGTCTGATGTATCTCAATGCCGAGAACGTACCGGTAGTAAAGCACCACTAACCCCCAGCAATCCGCGGCTTCGAAAGAGCAGGCGCGGTTCTGCCAGGGGATACCGGTTACGCGTGAAAGGAAGTCGTCTTTAGACATTCTGAAGTCCCGGATATTCTTCGACGGTGTACAGGCGGCCGACGTTGCGGTTAAGCGGATTGATACGCGTCAGACTGCATGTGACGTCCTTGTCATCCATCGAGCAGTCAGACACATAGAGCGTCCATGTTTTAATGGCTGTGCTCATATATGCGGAATCAAACACCTGATAGGTTGCGGAGATCGGCGTGATGCGCGCATGCGCTTTCCATAGTTTCAACTTCTGCTTAAAGTCCTGAGCCAGTCGACTGAACTTAACCGTGCTGTCGAGTACCGGCGTATTGCTCTGCTGGCTTTCCGTCAGTTCCATGCGGCACGGCGTGAACACCTGCCCACCGAGAGTTTTGGGGAATATCTGGTTATTCACCAGACGCACATACCCGAATGTCTCGTTGTAGAAGGTGATGGTTTCGTACAGGATCCGGTTCGGGCGCTGGCTTTGAAATTCTCGCAATGTAGGCATTACGGCACCCTCGGAAGACTTTCCGGGTCGCGATCGTCAGGATACCCGGTCACGATAATGTCCAGCCATGACGCCCACGGCGGCGGAAGCTCAACAATGATGTCGTCAAAGTCGTCATCAGAGTTAACCAGTTCACGCGCGATCACGTCACCGCTCCATGTGAAGATTGAACCTGATTGCGACCATGATGGCCAGGCGATGAAGTGCAACTCCTGCACCTCAATGCCTGTATCTCCGGTTCCGGTACCTACAGGCATCGTGAACCACTGGTTGCAGTTGTCCAGGTAGTTCGGACTGCGCAACCACTGCATAAACGCCCGGTGCTGTTCACGCGTGAATATCCATGTCAGCGAGAACGACGTTTTCAGGTCATCAGTAAGCTTCTGGAATATCGGCGCGCCGACCGTTGGCTGATCCGTTCGAAAACCAGTATCGGTTGTCGGAGACTTTCCCTTTTGCGCCAGCGGTAGCCAGTCTGGATAAGGTATTGGCATTATTCCCTCGCTTTACGTGGTGCCTGATGGTTCTGCTGAATGGCCTGGCTAACGCGCCCACCTTGATTGAGGTCAGCGACGATCATGTCGATGGTCACGCCGTTGCCATCCTGAGAAGCCTGAGCGTCTACCGTTGCGCCGGTATAATTTTGAATGTTGATGTAGACTGGAACCGACTCACCGCCGGAACCTGACGTCATCTGCTTATTACTGATAACGCGCCCATTATCTCCGGGGATCATGTACTGTTTGCCGGTACTGGCACGGTAGATTTCAGGCATACCGCCCTCACCTACCTGGTACATTGATCCGGCAGCAACCGGACCGCCATTTTTACGCTTACCAGCAAGTCCACCAGCAAGCGCCATTGCTGCCACAAGAGCCGCAATACCGATCGCCGCAGCACCACCAAAAGAGCCGATTGAAGCTACGGCAGCAGCCGGAGTCCAGACTGCCATCGTTGTCGTCGCTGCCGTGGTGCTTGCTGCCGTTGTGGTGGCAAGACCTGCCGTCTGAGCAGCAGTAGCTGCTGCAACAGCAGAAACCTGTGCTGTCTGACCCATGACCGCTGATTTAACCCAGTCAATGCCCATCTGGACAACTGCGTTAATTGCGCTGTTAAGTGCGTTGCTCACCAGTGATGAGATCGCTTCCTGAGCAGACATACTTCCGGTAATAATCCCGGTGAAAGCATTGCTGGCATTGTTGCCGAATGAAGTGAAAGCCGCCCCTGCCATCTGCGTTGCCAGGTTGAGTTGCGTCCATTCTTCAAACATCGCAGCAGAACGTTGTTGCCGGTACTGAAGCTCTATAGCGGCGCGCGCTGCCTCGGCCTGCGCAATCTTTTGAGGGTACAGCAGTGCGTACTGGTTAATATCAGCCATGTCCTGCTGATACTGGCTGTCCAGTCCGGCTGTTTTGCTGGTACGCCCCTGGATTGTGCTGAATTTGTTACTGGCCTCAGAGCGCTCCTTCTCGGCTTTCGCCTGCTCGCGGATCGCATTTGCGTTATCCCATGTCTTCGCAGCATATTCACCCGCAAGTGCTATCTGCTGTTCAGTAGCTGATTTCCCCAATGACTGCTGAGCATTCAGAACAGCCTGAGCACGCGATAACTCCCCGACACTTGTTGCAGACAGTTCAGACTTCTGTCGCATCTCGTCAAGTTTTTGCGCTATTTGATCCTGTGTCCTGGCGTATTGCTCTGCGTCTTTCTGGGCCTGCGATTTACCTGCTTTCGGCTTGTTGCCGGTAGCGGTCGTTTTAATCTGAATTGGTTTGGTGTTGGCTGCCTGATTTGATGCCTTAGTAACTGCATCAAGGTCTCCAACGAGCATAGCGGCTCTGTTGCTAAGACCGGCAAGCGCTTTGCTTTGTGCTTCCCAACCATCAAGGCCAAGCCATCCCCATGTCCGCGCCCGACGCTCGAACATTTCACCAGTGCTTGTCAGATCAGAAATCTGAGATGCCGCCGATGCAGTTTTTCCTACCAGACGATCGAGAGCAGCCGTTACGGAATCTATAACCGCTACAAGTCCAGTACTTGCTCCGGTTGCCTGGTTAATGGAGTCAACCATTCCAAGCATGGAGTTTGTGAGAGCGGTATTGGCCTGTGACAGGGTTCTGGGTAATTTTTCGAACTCTGCATTTACGACACCAGTTTGTTTTTGAATAGCATTGAGAGCGTCTTCAGCAGTGAGCTTCCCTTCCAGCATTCTTTGCCGTAACTCGCCAATGCTGACGCCCATCCCGGCGGCAATCTGGCGAGCCAGCTCAGGCATCTGTTCAAGGATGGAGTTAAATTCCTCAGCCCGTACAGTGCCAGATGAAATAGACTGACCGAACTGACGGAGAGCGTTAGCCATTTCCTCAGATGAGGACCCACCTATGCGCCCAATTTTCTGCAACGTCTCAGTTAACTGGAGAACTTGTCCATTGGTCGCTCCGGTATCGCGCAATGCCGTACTCAGTGATTCCCATAACTTAGCTGTATCCTGAAGTGATCCACCGGTTGCCGAACTGATACGCATCAGGCTTTGCATGGTTTGTGACGCTGTTGCTGCGCTGCCAGTAAGGCGCTCAATTCTTGAATTTAATTGCGACATGTTGTCGGCTGCAACAATGAACGCCTTTCCCCACTCAGCCACGACAGACGCAGCGATAGCCGCACCAATCTTGTTAATACTGGTTTGCAATTTATCGGCTGATGTGGCCGCTGAGTTTGCATCTTTGCCGAGCTTATTTAGCGATCCGCTAGTTTTGTTGATGCTGCCAGAAGCTTTGTTGGCATTCTTCGACATCTCATCAAGCACGTCGGAAGCTTTTCGGCTGCCGGTTACCATCTTCGCGGTTTCAATGTCTACGTCGTAATACAGATCGCCGAGGTTTTCCGAAGCCATGTTATCTCCAGGCGTAAAAAAACCCGCCGGAGCGGGATTTGTATGTTATTAATTTTTCCTGGCGGCTTCCGCCCTTGCTCTTCGCGCTGCCTGCCGTGCGAGGAAATCGTCAGCGACTTTATCGTACTCTTCTCGCGTGAATCCCTTCTGGTCAGGATATTTGGCAGCAAGCAGTAACTGGAACTTCGTCATTGTCAGGCGGGAAGCTTCTTCTTCGCTAATGCCAAAATGCGTTTGCGCTGCAACAATGTACTCAATGGCGCGAAATTCCTTTGTCGCTTCGTTAGTTTCATTCCGCTGTAACTTTCTTACCTTCGCCTTGCCGATAATTCCGTGCTGCATAAGCTGTTGAGCGAGTACAATTATGTCGCTTTTCGGCATCAATCCTGGTAGATAAACAACTCGATCTCCATCTCCACACCACTCTCCAGTCAGGCAGGTGATATCACTATCACAGCAACTCTGAAGTACTCTCACCGATTCAGAAACAAGGTGGTCAGCAGCGCGATTTAGTGATGGGACAAACATGCTTGTATTGAAAGATGGGTTGTCAGCGATAAGGTCAATAATGCTTTGTGTTTCGCTTCCATGGATCAGACCAAAGACCTTTACTATCTCGTCAGGCTCTCCAATTCGCGTCATAGCCAGAAAGGATGGCCTGAAAATATAGTCAGCACCACCTTCCCTGCTATCGCTTATGCCGATCTCTCCAATTTCTTTCAATGCAGTCATTTTTCATTCCAGTGAACGATCATTATCAAGGGCAGCACGCTGCCCTTTGGAATGTCCGTTAGGTAACGGTAACCGTATGCACGGCCACAAAGTTGCCGTCTTCGGTGTTGATGATGATCTGCGCGCTGCCGGTAGCGACGCGGTTCACTGTGACGGTGGTGCCTGAGACTGTAGCGGTGGCCTTGGTTGGATCGGTTGATGCGACAGTGAAGTCTTTGTTGGTTGCGCCGGTTGGAGCGATGTTCACCGTAAAGGTGCTGGTACCGCCAGCCGCGCCAGTGCTGGTTGTTGGGGTTACCGTCACCCCAGTCACTGCTACTTCGCTGATCTCGTTCACCTCGATGGTGCTGGCATCACCGACTTTGAACTCAGTAGAGAACGTGACGATGTCGTTGGTACCACCGTCAGAGCTCAGCGCAGTGATGTTCATGTAGCCGATAAATTCGACGGGGCCATATTCCATTCGCACCCAGATACCTGTCTGACGCTTGGCCTTCAACTCACCTGAGAAATACTTGATGAACTTGCCGACGCCGTACTGATCCAGCTTATCTTTTTTGCGAACTTCACCTTCAAAACTGAAGGTTAGATCACTATTGGTGATGATGGTTTCGACATAACCGCCGCCGTCATCTGCATCAGAGGTAACCGTATTGGGGTTGAAGTCGAAGCCTTTCGACGTGCCGGCAGCCAGAGACTTCCACTCAGACTCAAGTGGTTTGACATCCGGGCAGCCATCGGCGACTTCCAGCACGACCGCACCGCCGAACAGGCGCTCGTTCGAGTTCTGGCAATTAGCCATGTGAAACTCCTCTTTGACATAAAAGAAAACCCGCCGGAGCGGGTCATTGTAGGGATGGCTATTCGCCGTATGTGCAGACGAATTGAAGCCGGAAGACTATTCTCCCTTCGTCTGTTAGCACCGGAGCAGGGATCGCGCCCATGTTTTGAATGTAGCCAACGCATTCGTCAACCATTGGATTGGCCTGGACATAATCGATGATACGCTGCACGGCGTTAAGCGCGTCTTTTCGCTTTTCTTTCGCACCGACCACGTCAACCAAGACGTAATATTCAGAGCCAAGATCGGTTCGAATGGCAGTTCCACCACTTGGCCTGAATACCATTACTGCCTTCGAAAGGTCGTCAGGGTCGTCGTACATCAACTGCTGCACCGTGAAGCCGGTAGTTAGCCCAGCATCGCCGAACATGTTTCGCACCCGTTCATGCATCATTGGTGTCATACCGATAATTCCTTCCTGATGACGGCATCAATTTGGCTTTTGGTATCTTCGAAGCCTTTAGTCAGAAACTCCTTCCTTGCCGTCGAGCGTCGGAAAGTTTGCGGCACGTTGGGATCGTGAACGTACACAGCATAATTCGCCGTGTAACCCACGCGGCCGGTCAGACGAGTGCCAGATGCCGTCACTTCTCGGTACTGGCTATTCAGGAGTGTTGATGTATCGATCGGTGTATATAGCGCGGCTTGTGAACTGCCGATGATGAGCGCTGATTGTATGGCGCGAATAGCTTTACGCCCTTGAACGTCATTAACGAAACGATCAAGGTTCGCTTTAGCCTGACGAACCCCGCGTATTTTTACGCCCATGATTAGACTCCAGTCAGGATGGCGTAATCATCCGCCAGGCGCTCAAACGTGTCGGCGTAGCGGATAACCTGCCGCACCTCGTCGGCACCGGCCACAACCGGGTCGGCTTCGGTCGATATGCCAATCAGCAGGTAATCACCTGCAGCCGCCAGCGCGAACTCCGTCCAGACCGTATTCTTCACGACGATTTCGGCGCCCAGGCTGGCTAACTTCTTGCTGAGCCCGCCCTCGTAATCACAGAGGATTTGCTCAGGTTCGGCATAGCCCAGTGGGTCGCCGTATTCGTCATTGCCTTCCAGCTTGCGCCAGATGGTCGCCGTGGCGGTGTATGACCAGTTCGCAACGCTAGACATCTCTCCCCCTCAAAGCTCTGGTAGCGGCACCGTCATACCGGCCATGCTATGCGTACAGTCATTCAGATATTGAATCTGCCCATCCGTCACAAATGAATGGCAGGTAAACGGCTTGTCTTTCGTGGCGTCGCCAAACTCCTCCGGGTCATCGCTGGGCGTGAAGCCAGTAACCAAAACGCTTGGAGTCAGCGTCGGCTTATCAACGCTTCCATTCCATCCCCATCGCGGACCATTGCCAATGCCAACCTGCACCACATGGCAACTACCACACCCGGGGCACATGAACGATAAACGGTTATCGCTCGCCTTCTTCACTCGCTCTGTCATTCTTTCCACCTCAGCACCTTCGCGCCAGTCGCCCGGATGCGCGGGCAGTTGATATGCCACTCGCCGTCCGATTTCACGTAGCCGGTAGTCTCCCGCCCGGTGTCTGTCATCACCCAGACGCGGACAAATGAACGCGGCAGCCCGTGCTTAACTGATTTGTACGTCATCACTTACCCCCGCACATACAGCCGCCCTTGCCGATCCAGATACCAGCGAATGCCGGGGTGGCGGTAGGGTCGGCAGGAATAAGGGAGGTTGCACAACCGTACTTATCCAGCCCGCGCAGCAGGTTCACTGATGCTTTCCAGCGATCGGTGAACGACTGGTACCGGAATGAGCGCGACGCCCCGCTTGGAGCCGTCTGACTGGAGATGTATTTGTCCACCTGCCCGAGCCCCATAAGCGCCAGCAGATAGAGCTGAATCAGCAGCGCGGTCGATGCCGGATAATGCGCATCAAGACACTCCTGTATGCTGTTGGCCTGGTCGACGAGAGCCTGAAGAACAAAATCGGGAATGGTAATTCCCTGGCTCTCCAGATACTCCTTTGCCTGTTCGAGAGTTACCATTATCGACTCCGTGAAATACCCCGCTGAAGCGGGGCATAAAAAACCGCCTTAGCGGCGGCTGTTATTCAGCAGGGAAAAGCTTTTCGAGTTCGCCATCCGGCAACAGCTCACTGAGCTTTTCAGCGCCCAGGGTTCCTTTGAACTCAATCCCCAGCTCAGTAAGGCGTTCCTGAATAATCTCCTTGCGAGATTTCTCGCCAGTACCGGCACCAGGTGTCGACGGGGTAAGCTCACCACCAGCTTCGCCCTTCATTGCGCGGACGTTAGACTTCAGTGCCGGATGAAGCTCTTTCAACTCGACCACGTCGCTAACCTTCACACCGAACCATGGGCGCACAACTTCGTATTTAGCCATGCTGTTTCCTTACGCCAGGTTAGCGCCGTAGACAACACCAGACAGGCCCTGATCGTCTGCGGTGATTTGCAGACCTTCAGCAGACATGATCTGGAAGTTGTAGTTAACGTTAGGGAGTGGACGCGGCAGCGCAATAACGCCCTGAGCCATGCCAACCAGTGGAGAGATCACATCGCGACGGCGGACATAAGCAATGAACTCATTCCCGGAGAGCGCGAAGGTTTGTCGAATTTCCTTAACCGGTGCAAATGGCAGGACGGCTTGCAGAACGTTACCACTGATAACGCCGTTCACTACATATGGCTTAGCCAGGTTCGCCCAAATCTCATCAGATACCCACATGACATCATATGATGAAACCTTGTTGGAGCGAGCAGTGGTACCGAAGGCACCTTTACCGAAGAACTCAATGATCTGCTCTGTGGTGGCGGTTGTCAGATCGATGTTTGCCCCACCAGCTCCAGAACCAAGGTTAATTTTCTTCGTATTTCGATGGTTTTTCATTCCCTGGGCTGGATAACCCTGCACCTGAATTTTCGCATCACCGGAAAGGTAATAAGCCACACGGCGCTTATTTACCTTTTTAAGCTTAGCCATCTGCGAGTCCAGTACCAGATCCACGCCAACTGAGTTCAGGCCTGCAGCGTGACGCCAGTTTACGCCGTAGCCAGCAGTAAATACCGGAATTGGGTCACCATCATTAGCGTAGTCAGTGTGATCGAAGGAGAATGGAGCCTGACCGTCGATGCTCACAGAAACATCATCAGCAATATCGCCGACAACGTTATATAACTTCGCCGTCTTGCCAACTGAAAGTACTGTCTGGACGCCCATCAGGTCATTGATGATTTCCATACCATCTTCCTGATCTCGCAGTTGCAGGATCTGATTATCAATTTCAGCCCAGAAGTCAAGAGCGAAACCACCTACAGCATTACATGCCAACATCTCTGGCGTCATGTGCGCGCGGTTTACGGCAATCATAGAGTCATGTTGCGCGTTCCACATGTTGCGGTTAGCCCACAACTCATTCCAGTGAGCGCCAAGGCGAGCGTTAGTCGCCAGTGTCTCTTTAGAAAAGTACATATGCGTTTATCCTTTTGTTACGCGCCAGCGGCGGCTACGGTGCCAACGCGCATACGCACGCGAATGAAGTCGGTAGTGCTGGCTGCGATGGTGTATTCATCCTGGCTGTAGCCGATCACTGAATCAGTGTCGGAGGTGGCAAGGGTGAACTGACCAGCTGTGCCCAGCTTGATCGGGCTGTCTTTCTTATACGCACCAGGCAGGCAACGTAATGCCAGTTCACGACCTTCTTCGACGTAGTTGCCGACAGCTGAATCACCGGCAGGGATTGATTCAGTGATGGTCAGTCCCTGGTGGTAACCAACATCGATGATGTACAGACGGCCGGTTAGCGCGGTGGCCTGAGCGAATTTATCGGATGAGTTGATGGTTGCGGCGGTGCCAGGAAGCAACGCGGCGGCCGTAGTGCGGGTTTCGGTCTTGTACAGAGACTGACCGTCGATATTAACGCGACGATAACGAGGCATTTTTCCGGCTCCTTATTTGAAGTATTCGGCAGCAGAAGGTGCGCCGGTTTCTTTGTGCTGCTGTGCGTTGTTGGTACCCAGCGGAGCAGCTTCTCCCAGCGACTTGTACATCGCGTCCAGAGCTTCGCCTGACAGCGCGTTCGCGACGATATCGCCATGGACCTTCGCAACCGCTTCGCGCTTTGCTTTCTCTTCGGCACGGGAGTTGGCGGTCATGGTTTCCGCGAGTTGCTTCTGGTTGGCCTGTAGCGCATCAACCTTTTCCGCAAGAGGCTTAATAGCCGCTTCAGTATTGGTCGCAACAGCCTGGCCGATCATGCTGCCGATTTGTTCCAGTTCTTCTTTGGTTAAAGGCATGTCGCCCTCCGTTTTGTGGTTTGTTGCAGGCTGCTCCTGCGGTGTGAAAAGAGATTTGAATTTGTTGGCGACGACAGCAACCCATGACTCATGGCGAGCTACCGCGGTGCCGGTGTCGTCGAAGGTGATAACCCCGCCTTCCGACTTGTAGCCAAATACCTCAGCTGCGCCGCCGTTGCGGATGATCACTGCTTGCGAGTCAGTGAAGTCAGCCACCCAGGCATATTCATCCGGGCCCGCTGCAAACTTCGCTTTGGCTGCGCGATCGAGACGCTGTTCGCGCTCCCGGTAGGATTCGCCAACCAGCGCGCCTGAGTTCGCCTTAAGCGGCTGCGCCAGATCAGCGTTAACCATCAGGCCAACGCCCTGCTCTGGTGTCGCCGCGCCAACCTCATGAAGCAGGATTGCGTCATGGTCCATGCTGTGAATCTTCGCCACCCACTTGGCTCCCGTAGCTCTCTGTTGTTCGTTAGGCTCAAGCTGGTCGAGGAAAGCGGCGACACTGGTATGAATAGGCGGAACGTCATCGCCACGCTCAATAGCTGCGACGCGCTCAAGTAGTTCTCGCCCGCCTTCCGACTCTTCAGCTCGAGCCACATCCACCCATTTTTCTACGTAGATACGATTGCCGGACTTCTTAACGTTACGGTTCCACGCGCCTACGTAGCCGACGTTAAGACCTTCAGGAGAGAAGGCCGACACGAACTGACCGTTAACCTGTGGATGACCCAGCGGCGCGAGCGTGCCTTCCAGCCCCTGATAGTGGGCGTTGATTTCATCTTCTGTGTACAGCCCGCCATTCATGACGACGTTCGCCGGAAGCGTGTAACTCGGAAGCACCAGGTGCTCACGCCCGTTGTATGTTTCGCGCCGGATAGACTGGCTGTTCACCTTCGTGGTGATGTTTACCTGCATAGGCATAGTTATTTCTCCGCCCAGGCGTAACCGCGCGCCTGCATCGATTTATATTCCTGTTTGAGTTTCGTGATGGTGTCCGGGTATTCCGGATTACCGTCCGCATCCACCAGCACCGACTGCTGGCTGCATTTGCAGTTGATGGAGTTGCCATCCTTGCTGTACCAGTCACGGACCTCTTCATTGGTGTAGAGGTGGGCATGGCGTACTGCGTGGGTATGTCGGGTTGTTGGAGACAGCGCCGAGATATGAACCAGAAGCGTTTTAAGGCCGTAAAGGTCATTCGCCTCCTGGTCTTCATCCCACTTAGCCCGGCGCAGCGCGGTAGTCACTTCAGTGCGCGCTATACGGTTTGCCCGGCGCTTCTCGATGCCGGACTGGTCTGTCAGGTTGCGGGCAATGTCCAGCGGATTGAGCCCGCGCCCCACACCATCAGTAAGCACACGCGCCATGTCGCGCTTAACGTCAGCCGTCAGCCCCTTCATTTCCTCAAAAACACGCGCATGCACCAGCGCCATACGTTGCTGATATGGGTCGCTTGCGAGGATGGACGCTAACGACTCACGCCCGGCTGAGTACACCGGGGATTGCTGGCTGAGGTTGTAGAACGACTGCCCGGTCCCTTTCTCCGAAGCCAGATCGATGTACTCGTAAAACCACAGGTCATAATCTCCACCTTCAAGCAGCACCTGATCCACCAGGTAACTGGCATCGTTCAGGATGATGGAGAGTAGCGTTGGGTTTAGCTGGTATTCGTATCTGGCGTTTACTGCGAGGGAGGAAGGTATCTTGTCGAGTGCTGATTTGTACGCTTTGCCAATCTTATTCATCCGCCTGGCGAAGTCTTTCATTGCCCGGCGTTCCAGCGCATCAGCTCCGGTTGGATCCTGGTAGTTACGTGGAAGAATTGGAGGTTTTACCTTCTTCATCATCCCCCTCTCCCAACGGCGGCTCATCGTCATTTTCGTAACCAGCCGCTGTGCGAATCTCTTCACGACTGAATGCCGGCTCATCACCGCCACCCATCATTGTCTGGTTAATCTCGCCCATGGTCTTGGCATTGGTGAGCTTCTCAGTGCCGGTCTGTTCGTTCAGGTCATCCCAGATAACAGCTTTCTGGCTGACTGAGTCGACGATCTGCAGGTCGATGAGTTTGTCGCAGAAGTCCTCAATCTCGAAAGAAAGATCCACGCGGCGCGACTGGCAGCGTGCATTCATGTACTTCTGGTCTTCGGTGCTGGATCGCTCAGCCTGCTGATTACCAACCAGAATGCGCGTCGGGATATCAACTCCTGCGGCGGCTGTTTGCAGGTTTACGTTATAGGTTGGAGACGGATCAGAAACCGGAGAAACGAGGGAGGTTACGCTGGCCCCCTGGAGAGAAAGCAGCACATCATTTCCGCGATTCATCTCGCGTGCAGCGTCATTAAATTTATCCTGCAACTCATCTACTTTAACGCCGTACATAGATGCAATGCTGCCAAAGTCGATTTCCTTGTCGAAACTAAGTGCTAACTGGCGAGCGGCGTTCTTCAGGAATGACTCACCAGACCCGCCCTCTACCTTCTCCAGGCTCACAAAGGCGTTATAAGCTGGCTCAAGGAACCCAATGGCATCGTCTGAGTAATCACCAAGGATGAAAACGCGATCGGGATGGATATTTACGCGGCGACTTGAACCATTCGGCAACCGTTCGGCGTACTGCCACATCTTCGGCTGACCGTACGTCTTCGAGTTCAGGCCAGTGTCCCACTCGCTCACCGTGAGCGATCCGGCCCACGCCACTGATATTTTCTGAAGACCTCGCCCTTTGGTTACCGGAAGGTTCCAGTCTTTTTCATCGCGGACGTGCAGAAGGATGCCAGCATAACGGCCCACCAGACGACGGCGATCGGCCTCAGAGAATGAGCGCCAGAACCGGTTGGTGAATACCTGTTTGGACTTTTTCTCCCAAGTGGTTTCATCCTTGCTCTCATCGGCGTCGTCACCCTCAATGATCTCCGGGTTAGTCTGCCAGCACTTGCCAACCAGCTTCTCAACGGCACCGTGAGCGATACCACCGCGCCGGTACAGTGCGTAGAGGTTTTCGTAAGTTACCTGCTCAGGGAAGCCATATTCGCACCATGCTGAATGACGCTTATTGTCCAGTCCCATCGTCGGCGCCATCAGTCCCATACGGGCGCGAGCCATCCGCGCATCGTTCAACGCATGGTTGACGGCGAGAGTTAATTTGTCAGTCATGGTTTGTCCGTTAGGGTGATTAAGACAATAAAAAAAGCCACATACGTGGCTTACATGAAAAGGTAATGCTCTGTATTTACTCAGAATAACGACGATCTCTGTCTACCTGCTCGAAATGATCGAGCATGCGTTCATGCTCATCATCAGAATCTTCGGCATCAGCTTCGCACTTGATAATTTCTGTTACCAATTCTGAAATCTCTGATTCTGTTTTTGTTTCTATCTCACAATCAACTGGTAACAAGCAATAGTCCTTAGCGAGCTCTTCTATTTTTTCGAGCCCTAATTCATAAAGCTCATCTCTGTCGGTGTAATAATGACCCATATTGACTCCCATCAACATAATAACGAATCATGCCATTATGAAAGGAGCCGTATTATTTACAATCCAAATTTTACATCTGAAGAAAAGCACTCACTTACGGATTAGTCGCTTAGGAATCATCATCCCGGCCATCTGGCCTTTACGCTTAATGTGCCCGTCTAGGCTGTAGCGAATACCGTCCCAGCAATGCTCATATCCATCGGCGAGCTTCGGCAACACCTCACCAGTGATACGGTCCGTTTTGTACGACCACATGCGGGCCTCGCGCGCCACGTTCTTGCAGCGTGGATGGATAATGATTTCGTCAAAGCCGCGAAGGTGTGCAATACCGTCCTCAACGCTCCCCTGCCATTTCTCGGCGGCTGAGATATTAAAGCCCTGCCGTTTGAGATAGCTGATTGTCTCTGGTCGCGCAGAGTCGGCCTTGATGGGCCAGTCACGCGCGCCTGGAATCGTGTCGTACAGCTCTGGCATGTGGTCGAGTTCTGTCTGCTGACCGTATGCCTCGTATTCGATGTACAGCCGGTTGTGCAGGATGAACGAGCGAACAAGCGTGTTAGGGTCTTTGGCGAAACCGAAGTCGGCACCGAAGAACAGGCGCTCAGCTTCTTTCCAGAGGTTTTCCGAGAACTCAGCGATCCGGTATTTTCCGGCCAGTACCTGCTTATCTGAGTTTTCGAGGTAAGCACCTTCCCACACCCATGCGTATGTTGCCGGGTCGAGTCGGCGCTCATCGTTCTGGCGCTCCCCCTCAAGCACGTCGGGGAACCACGGATTATCCGTATAGTTCATCTCAACGGTGATGCAGTCGTCGCCGGCTTCTTTACGGAAACGCTTGTCCGTGGCGCTACCGTCGCGCTCCGGGTTCCATGTCACCCAAATCTCTGAACCTTCTTCACGAACTGTCGGGCTCAGCTTCTGCCAGGCTATTTCGCTGACTGATTCAGCCTCGTCAACCCAGCAGAGCAGGATGCGCGCTTTCGACTTGATGCTGTCGAGGTTATGCCGCAGACCGCAGAACACGTAGTTAACGCTCTTGTCGATGGTTCGGATGTACTTCTCGCCGATATCAAAGTTGGCGGCCAGCCAGGGAACAGACAAGATCGCCTGTTTCACTTCCTGCATACTCGACTCTTCCAGCGAGTTCATGAATTCACGCGCGCAGAGCACCACACCGCTTTCACCGTTCATCATCGACTGATACGCCTTTACAGCAGTCATCAGTGCGAAAGTGCGTGTTTTGGCACTACCACGCCCACCGTGCGAGCACCGGTAACGCTTATTCACGGCAGTGAACAGTGGCGCAAGCTTGGCGGGGATCGGCAGTTGAACGGCGTTACTCATGATTTCGGCTCAACGGGGAGTAGCTGAATGATGGTCGGCTGCGGAGTCATTGTTCCGTCAGACGACTTATGATCAACCGTTTCTTTGAAAGCATTCACATCGATATGCTTCCCGAGCAGCTCGAGGTTCTTAACCTTATCTGGCCACTTAATTTTCTTAAGCAGCCCGACCATCTCACGCTCTTCCCCGCGGCCTTCAAACATCTCAGCCACATCGAAGCCGCTAAGATATCTCCGCCAGGATGAAGGCCACTCGCTTACTGGCTTCAGACTCATGTCGTCTTTGAGGATGTCGAGCACGTCCATCTGGTCAATCTCAACGAGACGATTAAGGACGTATGTCGCATTTATGCCAACCAGATCATTGCGTTGCGCTTTGAGTTCGGCAATTCTGGACTGGATGTCAGGTTTTGACAGGTTTTCGGATGCAGTGCGGTTAGCTGTCTTAGCGCTGTACCCCGCCCGAATAGCCGCTTGCGTGGCGTTTAAATCGATGAGGTACTCGCGACAGAACATCTCTTGTTTTTCGGTGAGTGCCATTAATTTTCCAGGGAGTGTTAATGAAACTTTATGAATTCTGCATGAGTACATACAAGAATGACGAGCGCTGGCATAACAATGGTGTTAGTAACGAGCCTAAAAATATCATTCTAATGATAAATACTATCTATCGGTCATTAACATCAGGGCTACCTGATGCTCAGCGCCTACCCGATTTAAAAACATTACTTGATCTCCAGCTATCCGAGTCCGGTGAATTCACCCCTTCGAATCTGGCTGACCTTGTTGCAATCGTCTTTGATACCATGACTGAAATCAACAGAAACCCTAGGCTTTGGAGCTCTTATGAGGACAGTGATAATCAAGCAAAACATACATTTGTAGTTCTCTTCCACGGAGCTCATGGTGAAGTGATTCAAAAGAATGGGGGGGCTGCTAGGGGGAAATATTATCAATCAGTTAAATCTCAACTGATTAAAGATATTGATGCATCTTATAATCGCCCTAGCTGAAGTCCAAAACTTAAAGATCTCAAACCGCTCTGTTTATTAAGCCATTACGATGGATCTGCCCATGACATTAAAGATTTTTTACTATTTGCCGTTATTATTTCCACGACACACCATAGAGTAAAAATGATGCGAAAGTACGACACAGCAGAGATTTTCCAAGAGCTTGAGGCTCTTGGATTAACCCCATTAAGACTTCGAGATGGCTCGCACGTAATTGACTCTCAAGGCAGAATTGTTGCCCATTACGCATGCCCCATAGGAGAGGACTCATACTGGGAAATATGGAAGGAGCCAACTTATCCAATCAGTGAAGAAAAGCTCATCAATGCATACCCACTTACAGAAGAGATGCTATTTCAGTTCTCAACTGTAGAGGGCGATAAGAAAAACAAGCAGCAATCCCTTAAAAAAATGGCTTATGAGCTCAGTGTTGTGCTTGAAAACGAGTAAACCCACCAATAGGTGGGCTGTGACTTGCCCATAAAAAAGGCCGCTCAATGGCGGCCTTTATTCGATTGCTTTGCTTCCAAACCCTGGGAGATAAAGTTGAACCTCATCGACCATACGATTCCTGACAGCATGCAGAAGTTGCTTTCTTCCGCCCACTCCCCACTTTGCCATCTGGCTAGCGCATTGGCTGATCGCTTTCGTTTCGGTATTGATCACATGATCGAGCCTGTTTAGGCGAGACATTGCATCAAAACCCTTTCGCATCAAAGCTTGGAATGTTTGGTATACACGAATTTCAAACTCAGCACTCAACCAAGCTGCGTATCGGATTGCCACTAACTCCAGAGCCCACACACCGTGATTCAACCCACCATTGATAGTTTTTACCGCCGTGCATTTTTGCACTCTGGTTAAAGTATCTACAAAATTTCGAACCTGCCGGCTTCGCATAAACTGGCTTGGTCTTTGGTTTTCAGTTGCATCACCATTTGCCACGGCTGCGGAATGGAGGTCATTCAGGTTGTAGCGCCCTTCGCTATCTACGCGGACGGATACGCCGTTTACGATTACCGTTGGATATGACATAGCGTTTACCTACTCTTTGAGATGAACCGTTGCCGCATAGGAGGTCAGCCCACCGAGGCTCGCCAGCACTAAATGACATCCTCAACGGCTCATTCCAAAGGGTTTGGTTCGGTGGTTAACATGCGCATGCGGTGCGCGGTGAAATACGGCTACAAAAAAGCCCCGCAATCGCGAGGCTTGATTAAATCATTTAAATTCATATAGATATAGCCACCCAATTAATAGATATGAGTACGTTTGAATAGCCATGAATAGACATGCCCACTCGAAAATATTTTTACTTTAGGCACTGCTCTTTGATGTAGTCCTGCAGATAGCCGACCTGCTTCGTCACTGTGACGATTCGCTCTCTGAGGGTGAAATAATCCCGTTTAGCGGAGTCAGTAAGTCGGGGGCCGGTAGCATCACCCATGCTGCCGGTGCTGGTCGTTCCGTTCGCTGGACATTTGGCGTTGAGCTGCAGCCGACGCTTGCCAGTAGCAACATCGCGCTCAAGCTGATCGATAGTGGCTTTTGCATCTGCCAGTTCTCCGGTGTATTTAGCATCCAGCGCAGCGACATCGCGCTGGCGGGTTTGCATGTCCTTGATGGTGGCGTTCGCCATGGTGAGCCGTTCAGTGGCTTTATCGCGCTGGTATTTGTAGGTGATGGCGTTGTCGCGGTAGTGGTTGATCGCCCAGCCCATTGAAACCAGCAAGCAGATAACCACAGCGATGATGATTGCGGTTAACCTGCTCATTTCTGACTCCAGGTACAAACCTCATATTCAACGTCGCGCCGGTTCATCAGGCCTTTCCACTTCTTACCACCGGCATACACCCAACGATTTAATTCTGCGCATGCCGCTGCGTATTCTTTGGCATTGAGTTTTTTCAGCAGTGTGGAGTTGATGGCGGCAGAAGCGCCAACGTTGTACGCGAAAGAGTAAATCGCTGCTCGTTGAGTTTCAGTAGTCGGCACTTTGATGTGCGGATCAACCTGTGTGGCAATTCGCGTTAAATCTTTCTGGGTTAACGCATCGCATTCTTTATCGGTATATCGCTTTCCGGGGATGATGTCGGATCCGGTGTGGCCATCACAGACAGTCAGCACTCCGACAACATCTCGGTAGGCCACATACTCGCGACCTTCAAGACCATCCTTGCCAGAAAGCATGACTGTTGCGATCGCAATCGCACCGCCACCGATGGAGGCAGCAATTTTATTTCGCAGGGTGCTGTTCATCAGATTTCCTTCGGTGCTTTCTGTCCGAGATCGGCGAGCACTTTGGCTGTAGCAGAGGGGTTGCTTGAATCGGTCTTGTTCAGAATGTCCTGCAGTATCTTCGTGCGCTTCATTTGCTCACGTTTATTGAGCCTGTATGTCAGGACGCCGAGGATAATGCTGAACGCGACGCCAATAATGAAGCCCCAGTCCTGCAATGACAGGCTGGCAAAGAAAGCCGCAAGACCAGCGCTGCCGTATGTCGCGTTGCTGTATCTTTCGTCCATCTTCATAGTCTCTCTCCTCGCGGTAAATGCGGGAGCTGTGTGTTGTAGGGTCAGGCCCTCGGGCTGGATTTAACAACGAGGCATGTCGATGATGATTCCCTGGGCCTGAAATAAAAAAGGCCCGCACATGCGAGCCCTATAAGGGTTTAACTTTCCAGCTCTACTGCTGAAAAACTCCCGTCTGGCTTCTATGTCTAAAGGAGCCTAAAATTCAGCACTTTCAATACGAAAAGAAATCCAGATGAAAAATTTATTAGTTACGACTTCCCTGCTCTTTATCTCAGCAAGTGGCCTGGCGTCTGACGAAAAAGGGAAGTATGAGCAAGGCGACTGCATTACGGCCACCGATACTGGCTACAGTTGGTTTGGCGAATTTGCAAAAGTAGAAGCCTACTCAAGAATCAAGGGATTTGCTGGCCCACAGTACATTCTTTACTTCCCAACTTATAAGGCAGATGCCGTAGTTTTTGACCCTCAGATCGAGGGACACACAATAAAGGTAGCAAACAGTCTTTGCCGGCCCTAAAACAACAAAGCCCCGGCGTTTGCCGAGGCTCTTAATTCTTTGTCGACCTGCGAAGCTATGGCGACGATATCAGATTTACATGAAATATATGCGTTTCAATCCAGTTTTGCAAGACTTCTGTCGAAATTTGTCGCCTTTTGTTGTGAACGTGATCGCGTAACCTGCAACAAAGCTCCACTGTCCAGGCGCAGGAAGATGCGGCGCATCTCTACCCAGCGGTCCGTAAACGTCTCTGACCAGTTCTTTGGCGTTACGCCAACCAGCGACGCCAGCGCCTGATATTCGTACGTCTCACGCCCCGACAGCTCCGCTTTCACGTCCTGAGCCGCCAGCCAGATAAGTTTCTTCAGGCGTTCCATCGTCTTTCCGGCCACCTTCTTCGCGCCGAGCTGCTCCCGGAACTCATTCCACGCCCACTGGGTGATCCCCACCTGGTACTCGAAGCGGATATTCTCGCTGTAGTTCCACAGCAGCCATGCCTTCTGGTGGTCTTCCAGAGATAGGACAGCGCGACGCCACGATGCGGTCACGAACTCAACCGGCCCAACCAGCGCGATTGACGATCCCTTAGCGCGGGACTGGCTTCCGCTAATCGGCGGACAGTCCGGGTTAACCATGCGTTGCTTGTTCACATCGAACACTTTCTTCCGCCCCCGGCTGCGCGCCGTCGCGGTGAATTGCGCGTTCTCAGCGAAAGCCACCAGTTGCCCTTTCGTCGCCCCGCTAAGATCTGCGGTCGCCACAATGAGCTGCTGACGTACGTATTCCAGTTGCTGACTGTTCATTGCGTGGCTCCTGATGAGTGATATATGCGAACGAAGTTACGAAGAATGCGGTAGTCAACAAGCACGGAACCCGGGCGGCGGTAGATGCGGAGACGCTTCCAGCGCGCGCGAAGTATCTCGAGCATTTCTGGCTTCATGCAGCCTCCAACTCGGTGATTGTCAGTTCGAGCTTTCCGCCTTTGACGACAGGCATTCTCTTAACGCTGTAGTAATCAACCTGCTGGTCATCGAGCCAGAACCCTGATTTCGTCAGTGCGTCGAACGCCGCCTTTTGCAGGTTGTCCAGGTCACGGCGACGGCGATCCGGCATGTGGCACTCGATACGGATTTTCACTGGTGTGGCAAGGCCGATATCCAGCATTGAGTCTTTGATGATTCTTGCGACGCTGTCGCGGTACGCCTGACCTTCTGCGCTGATATGCGTGCGCCCGCGGTTATGCCGGTAGTAGCGGTTGTTGCTTGGCGGCCATGGGAGGCTGATGCGATATTCATTCATGCTTTTACGAGCCCCTCTTTAAGCCAGATGACCTGCGTGCGAGCCATGCCTTCCAGCGCGCACTCCTTTGCATATTCCGCATCGACAAGACGCGTACGACGATCAATCTCATCGTGGCAGCTGCTGCATGCGATAGTGGCGATCAGGTCAGGCGGCTTGATTCCCGTACCACACAGCCCCGCCAGACGAATATGAGCCAGTACAGTCGTTTCAGGATTGCCGTTGCATACGCCGGGGATACGCACCTGACATTCGCGACCACGTGCTGCTTTGCACAAATTAGCCATGCTGCCTCCTTGCGGCGAGACGCAGCCATTTCTGATCCACCAGGCGGGATGTGTAATCTTTGAGAGTGGGTATTTCTGACGGGATCAGTTCCGGCTTACGCTTGCTGCGAGTCGGTACTTTGTAGATGCCGCCATTCATGACGCGATTGATGAGGTTAGCCATGCTGCTCACCCCACTGTTTCGCCCATTCGATTTCGAGGCGGGATTTCTCGCTGAACTTCACGCCCTGCTGCGTACCGAACCAATAGATAGCCTCGATGACTTCGACCATTTGCCGAACGGTCATCTTGCTTGTACGCTGACCGAACATCACAATGCCGCCATCCAGACCAGGCGCCATTCTCTGCTCTTGTTTTTTGGACTTGGCGACCATCGCGGTGATCAGGTCTTTCCAGTCGTCAGAGTCGTACTTATTTCCGAACCAGGTTACCTGGTCAGAGAGGTCTTTCAGAAGCGGCCACATCTTGCGGTTCTGATCCAGCGTGCGCGTCATCTCCTTGATGTCGAGAACTAACGGGCGCTTGGCGTCCACCGGCAGCTCTCGGATGAAGTTGATAGCGTTTTGCTTGATGGCGTCGTTTACGAGGTGGAATTGCTGTTTCATACGCCACCTCCTGGAGGTAACGCAGAATGCAGAAAATCGCAGGTGCATTTCTGCATCTGTGACTGGAGAAGTGACTTCAGATTTTGTGTGCGCATAAACGTCCCCGTTTAGCGCAACCCCATCGCCGGGTGTTCAGGCCGACGATGGTTAGATTATGGGGGTTGATTACGGAAAATCAAAGTAGAAAGTCAAAAAACTTGCCACAAATTACCCTTCGTTTGGAAGAGTAACATCTGTAAAAGGTCGTTTGCTGCCTTGAAATTATCATGTTGGTCGGTGAAGTGATATTTCCATTTTTCACCATGGAATAAGTTGTTTCTAAGGCAGTGCAGAACCTTTAAGCAAAGACTCAGCATCTGTTTTTCGTCGGGACTCTGGTTTTCCATCAATACAATCATTCGATGTTTAGTTTCACCCCTAGCGTAATCATCTGGAAATAGCTCATGAAATCGGTGATTGACCTTTCATGAGTCTAAATATCGTTTCGTATAGTGACTATGAACTTTACTCACTAAATTAATATCGATGCTTCCTGAAGACAAAAGCCAATCAGCAACATCGCCTGTGGTTGCAACACTTGTCCCTTTGTGTGACCATTTGCTTTCTCCGAAGGCATAAAGCAACGTGAATAGGTATATATTGTCCCATTCTTCACGCTTTAGATCTTTCCCACCGTCGGTTAACTTTATCAAAATTTCTTCAAATTCATGTCGCATGTTCACCTCAAAAGACTATTAATTTTTTATGTTCTGATTTGCCATTTCCGTATATTGAGAATCATTGGAACGAGGCAACTTCAAACTCTCCTCCCGATAGTGACGTAACCGCTCAAGAAAGTAATCATGCAGATGTTCGGGCTGGTCACGCATAACCACCTCAGCGATTACCGGCATGTTCAGGCGCTCTTTTTACGCCACGCCAGAAGCAGCAAGGTCAACGTTAACCTTGTCCTGCTCTTCTTTGCTTTTTGCTGCGATGTTCCAGTCTGACATACGATCACCACACTATTCAGTTTAAATCATTATAAACGTATTCGCGCCTTAGTTATTTGTTGGTAATCGCATAAATTCAGACAATTTCAACTTTCTTTTTCTATCATGGCAGACACTGTAGCTTTGCTGATTACTAACTCTGTCTGGAGATTATCAAGTATCTTGAATAGAGCGTAATCATCATAGAAGTCATGATAACCCTCCATAATCAAAAAATCTCTAAAGCTTTCCTTTGATATCTTATTGAACATATTGTATCTAAATGGAGTACTACCTGAGATAAATCCATGTCTGTCAATAATTACATTGCTTACTTTTCCTTTCACGCTATAAGAGAATATAAAACCCATTTTATTTGTAAGAACAATATCATTAAAAGTACTAGTCCTCTTGTGCAAACGTCTATCTACATTTTTTATGGTGAGTGGACTCTCCACGTCACATTCGATCACGTCTCCAGACATAGTGACTACTGAAAAAAAAAGCCCACCAAAAATATCGATTGAAACAGGTCCATTTATGTCACTAATTTCACTGTATTTTGGGACATCGATAAGCTTTGCATCATATCCTTTTAAAACGAGCGGCTCATCAAATTTTACCAGTTCAACATTGCCTTTACCACCTATGCAAAGATAAATTGAAGATATTACAATGGAATTATCCCTTTTGTTTGAAATGACCAAGTTAGTGACATGCCTGTCATATAATGTACTACCGCTAATACTATATGAAACACAAATCTTCTTGGTTACTTTTTGATATCCAAAATAAATAGTAAACCCGGTAGCAATTACAGTTAAAAGCTTTATGTCAAAAATTGAATATAACCACACAATACTATCTATAACATTCTGATTTATCATTTCACATCCATTTCTTAACATGACATTAGCACTTCCCTTATTATGAGAGATCTGTCAATTAAGCTGCAATATTTTTTTGACTGGCACAGGTCTGTTAGGTTTGCTCTTACAAGTTCCTCGGCAAATTGTGGCGGCACCGCATTGCCGCAGCGCGCAACCTGCTTGTCTTTTCTCCATAGAAGGACGAAAAAAAACCACCTTAGAGGTGGTTTTCTTAGAGTTGTTTTACGCTGCTGGAGGTGGGTAAACTTCCGCATGAACAGACTGGATTTTATCCATAGCTTCCTTGGCAATATTTATCACCGTCTCAGCATCAGACCTGTGCATGTCGCGGTTAAGGGTATAATCAGCCCATTTTCTTTGAACATGAAGATGGTGCAGATAAGCCCCTATTTTTTTGAGCCCTTCTTTATCGTAAGGTTCCTTTTTACACCGAGCCGGACTCATCAAATACTTTCTCACCTCTTCGTGAGAATCCAATACATAACAGTGTTCAAGCTTGCCGCTGATCTCATGGTATACGCCATAGTAAGAGCGGCCAACGGCATTCCTATAACCAATTTCATCATTGAATTGAAGGCATTTTTTGGCAAATTCAATGAAATCCTGCCCGGATACGCTCATAGCTCCACCCCTTTCAATTCGGTGCTTTTAAACCACGAAGTAAAAGGACGATCGATATAGGCGTCTTCAGCAAGCATAGAAATCAGTTCTAAATTCAACGTTGTGAGCACATTCGCGTCTTGGGTTTCTGCGCAAACGATCAGGGCATTGTCATAACCACCAGAGAGAAAATACTCCACTCCAACACAGTTCACGCCATGATCATTAGCAATTTTCTCAGCCGCATCACATAGTTGCTCGATCTCAGATGAAGTCAGATTAGTGGCCTCTTTGAATTGTGCAATAGCTTCCACCATTCGCGCGCCCTCCTGCTCAAGGTCTTCCCGTTCCTTACCGTCGAGAAATGCTTTCAACTTAACGGTAAACCTTTTGACAAGCTTTTCATTGCCTACACAAAACGCCGCATTTCGGGCCATCTTCCAAATTCGTTGACTGCTGAACAATTCAGCCAATCGAAACACTTCCATTCTATGGAAAAGGTTATGTGCCGAGCAACTCAGATATCCAACATAGTTACCTGCAACAATTGAGGAATTGTCACCTGCTGTAACCATAGCATCTTTGAACCACTCGACAGCTTCATCATGCTTATGCAACGCAACCTTTAGCAACGCAGTTACATAAGAACGAGATTCAACGTGCAATGTCGTGATCTCGCGCTCAATTTCCAACACATCAGACTCAGATAACTGAGATTTAGAGTCTATATAGAATGTTAGCTTATCGACCAACTCTTGGTGTTTAGTCTTTGGTTGAGCCTGCATTTTTATTGATTACTCTTTGATATTTATGTTTTTATTTTTTTTATGAAGATTAACATCACTGAATCTGTGCAAAAGATTTTAACAGGTAACGGGATCTTGTCACGGGAAACGCAGCAAAAAGATGCGATTTTTAACAATCCCCTTAAATATCAGTGCTTAGGAGGCATTGCATAAAATGCCCTTCTTTATGAAAGGGCATTTTCCCGCAAAGTAAAATCGTTTCTTAATGCCTTTCAAGCTCTAAATTAACGCGTGACCAGTCGCAATATGTGTCAGTTTCCGTGTGGCCGAACATGGCCTTGCAACGGCGAATATGATGGCAATTTCCACACGTCACGCCTGCGGGTAGGCGCATTTTGTCCGGGTCTGCTGGGTCATAGTTGAGCGCCTGTTTGACTGTCATGCCCCTACCCTCCCGTAAACCATCATCAGGCGCTGATGCGCTTCGCTTTTCATGAACTCCGCCACCACTCCGTTTTTATCCGGGTTGTAGGGCATGAACATCTTCGGATCGTCTTTGTCAGCCGGTGCTTTCGCGATACCTTTGACCTGCTGACCAACTGCATTAGCCTCGACTGCGCGACGGGAAATCGCTTCCCTGCCACCGTGTTCTAGCCAGGTCTGATGGTCTTCTTCACTGGCGAATACACCGATGCCGGATACGCTCCGCAACATGCCAAGTCTTCTCAGCGCTTTGGCTTCCTCGTAGTAACGGGAACGACCGATGCTCAAATCACGAATCATGTCTGCTACGCTGACAGGCTGATTGGCTTTCACATAGCTGACGATGCGTTGTTTTATGCTGTCCATCTCACACCATCCCGTTCGACTTGTTGCGGTTGTACTTAGCCTTCAGCAGTTGGATCGGCGTCGGCCCTCTGTCCGCTGCCGGTGCTGCAATTGCCCTGCGTACCGGCGGCACTGGTTTTCCCTCAGTAACGCGCCTCTCCCACATATCCAGCAGATCGCCCGCCTCGCGCGCCAGCTCACCATGCGTCAACTGGCGCTCTGTGCTTCGGTGGCGTAACTCGACGCAGATGTGGTACATGACCGGCTGCGACCAGGGGAATTGTTCGCTGCAAGTGAATTCGAACGAGCGGTTACGCCAGTCCCAGTATTCGGCAATCACCTGGTCAACGGTGATGCCAAGCGCCCCGCCGCTCTGCTTGCACCAGGCGACGAACTGGCCCGGTGACGGCAGGAATGGACGTTCCTGGCGGCGGGCAACGCGCATACCGGCATCGACCTGCGCCATGGAGTGGATCCCGTTCTCCTGAAACGCCAGCAGCCACTGACGGCGGAATTCGTTCAGGTCATCCTGGGTGCGGAAGTTCGCCATGCTGGCAGGGAACGCGGCGCGCAGTTGGTTGAACAGGCCATTGAATACCTGAGCCACCTGCTCGACCGGTGCGCGCTCCTGGTACTGCTCAGGCAGGTTGTTGGCGACGCGGCTCATCTGCTCGCGGTCGAAATCGTGCATCTGCTCTGCAAGAGATTTCATCGCATCACCTCATAGGCCCAGTCAGTGTTGTTGAAGTCCAGATCGGGCTTAGCGGCTGGATTGCTGCGCGATGCCGCCTGCTTGTTCTGATAGCTCAGCTTCTGGCTGGCAGTGATAAACCAGTTTTTTGGCTTCTCATGGGTGAACTCGATATCCAGCTTCTGAAGTTCGTAGTTCAGGTCTATCAGCGGGTACAGGCTTAACCATGCCTGGTAGTCCTTATGGTTCAGCCGAACGATCTGTCCCTCGAATGCGTACCGACTCGATATTTCATGGATATCTGCATTGGCCTCTTCGCAAGACGCGTTAGCGGCTTGGGTGTTAACCAAGGAATCAGGATCAGGGATAGGGGAATCAGGAATCAGGTTAAGGGAATCAGCAGGATTTAAACTGTTCTGCTCCTGTTCTTGCACCTCACTAGCACTGTGCTTTTCTTGTGCTTCATTATTTTCAATGCTTTGAGGCTTTCCCTCTTCTTCCTTTTCCTCTTTTGCATCTGAATTGCACTGTTCTTGTTCGGTGCACTTTTGGGTCTGAGATGGTTCTGGTATCTCACTAGCCGCTTCTTTGCAGTGCGGGTTCTGGTGCTTTTTCCAGTTAGAAACCTGAATATAGGAATCGCCTTTGACCTTATAACGGTTGATGAATTTGTGTTGATGCAGTTGCTGCAATAAAGCTTCACAATCGACATCATCGAACGGCAGGACCATGGCTTTAATTTTCTTTGGACGGTCATCCAGGCGACCTTCTCTATCGGCAATAGTCCACAGACCAGCGAAGAGAATGCGTGCCAGTGGCTGACATTCTGCAAGCTCGTCGTTCGTGAAAAAGCCTGGCTTGATGTTTCGTGAACGAGCCATTAAGCATCCTCCAATACATAGTCTGTGAAGTAACCCGATGTCATTTTCAAAAATCTTGCTTCAGTTACCGTGTGGGCCTTTCTTCCCTTTCTCTCTCGACCATCAGGGTCAATAAGATGGCAAGCGTAAATAATTCTTCTATGCCACTGGCCAGGCATGTCAGCCACTGACAGAACCTCTAGAATCCTTTTTCCTTCAGCGTCAGCGGTGTAAACAAGTTGGTCACCATATCCACAATCAGCTGGCTCAGGAGTTTTTCTGCATCCACCTATCCATCGCTCATCTGTGTAAACGTCACCGTTGTAAAGCTGATGGTCAGTACAGACGTATATGAATGGATAAACAGTTTCGAAGCGATCGCCTGCTCTCAGGTCGATGTTTACTTCTTTTGTTTGTCCTGACATACTTACCTCGTTATTGTTGTTGACATAACACAGTGTTTTGAGAGCCGTAGCTGCTACCAACAGCGCGGCTTTCGCCTTTATTGATACTTCCCATCACATAACCCCCAGCATCGACGTGACCATCGTCATTAGTGGCCCTACCTGCTCCGGCATGAGGCGGAACAGCGACGCTATACCCTCGCTTACCTCTTTCAGTTTCTGGTGCTCTGGCGCGTTCAGGAGAACGGCTTGCTTTGCTTCTGAACATTCCTTCATGGCAGATGCAATCAGCGACATGGTGTCGTTCTGTGGCGCCAGGCGTGTACGAAACTCAACAGGAAGGACAGCCATGATTGCCGGGGTCAGTTCTCTAACGTTCTCGCGGTACTGATCGGAGTCGAAGCGGTTATCCAGGAAGCGAAACAGCTTCTGCCGCGCCCGGCTGATGTCGTCCGGAAAGCTGATGGCTGTCCCGCCCTGCTCCCGGTATTCGTTAATGATCAGCGCCGAGACAACGTCCTGATTGTCCAGGGACGACGACCACGCCCTGACCGCATCGCGGATCTTGTCGTGGTCTGGAGCCGCTTTAGCTTGAGCGCGGTTTATCATCGCTCCCGGGTGTATTCCGGTATTGTGTTGATACGCAAGTGAATGCATTGCTTTCCCTTTCGTGGTTAGGGCCGCCGTTAAGCGGCATGGTTGTCAGGGTGTGGAAAGATGGACGGCAGGTCTGGGCGGAATTCGTGAGCCTGGATTTCACCACCAACCGCTTTCACCAGTTCAGGAACGTGAACCGGGGAGATGCGTTTCTTTCCGTTAAGCCAGTCACAGATAGTGGACTGGGCTTTGCCGCAGCGTTTTGCCAGTTCTTTCTGGCTGCCAGCGATGGCGATCGCTTTCTCTACTGCGGAGTTCTTCTCTACTGTTGGGGTCTTCATAATCACCTCAGCTATCAGTTTAAAGCGATTATGGTTATCACTTTAGTGAATGTCAATCGCATAGGCGATTTTTTGCTAAATAATCGCTTGAGCGATAGAGTTAAGGGAGTCATTAATAGAGGTGAATATGGGATTCTCGGAGCGCCTGGCGCAGGCAATGAAACATGCTGGATATACACAGGGCCGATTAGCCAAAGATGTCGGCATGGCTCAGTCCAGCGTCAATAAGCTACTCAAGGAAGCTAACGGCTCTCGTAAGACTGTTGAGATTGCCTCTGTTCTGGGTGTGCGGCCGGAGTGGCTGTCTACTGGTGAAGGGGAAATGGCTTCCAGTGGCGCAAGAGAAACGACTGCGCTATACCAGGTTAAGCCGTCACTGAATGGGATTTACCGCGTGGATGTACTCGACGTTAAAGCCAGCGCTGGGCCAGGGACCATTGTCACCAGCGACTTCATTGAAACTATCCGAGCCATCGAATACACGACTGAACAGGCCCGCGCCTTGTTCGGTAACAGGCCAGCTACTCACGTCAAAGTCATCACGGTTAACGGCGACAGCATGGACGGCACCATTTCGCCTGGCGATCAGATCTTCGTTGACACCGGAGTAACGCATTTTGATGGTGATGGGGTATATGTCTTTGTCTTCGGGAAGACTCTGCACGTCAAGCGCCTACAGATGCAGCGTGACCGCCTGGCAGTTATCTCAGATAACCCGATTTACGAAAAATGGTACGTCGAAGCCGGAGACGAGGACTCGTTCTATGTAATGGCAAAGGTCCTACTCAGGCAATCAATAGATTACAAACGCTTCGCATAAACACGTATTATGGTTTTTGCGTCTATTGAATTGAGAGCAACTTATCAGTTTTTTCCATTGCGGATTAGCTATTTCTGGTTAGGATGTTTCATACAATTTTCAAAGTGGATGGCTCTATAATGAAATGGATAAAAATAGTATTTGCAGGCTCTTTACTTGTCTCTACTACGACTTTTTCGGCAGAGTGGATCGCCTCTTACGACAACGATGAAATGCGCGGAACAGCAACAAAATTTCTGCAAACTGACTCCGACAACTCTGTAGAGTTTGATTTCCCTTACAATGGAGGATCTACGATGACTTTAGTTCTTCGGTCCCCAAAAACTGAATTGAAGGGTGACCAAAAAGCAGAAGATCTTAAACCTAATGAAGCAATATTATTGATAAGCAAGGGTCAATTTAGTTGCAACTCTTATAATGGTTGCGAGATTTCAGTTAAGTTCGATAATGACAAAATTCACAAGTATAAAATGAGTCCTGCTGAGAGTGGTCGCTCAGATGTCATTTTCTTTGATAAGTCCAACGGCTTTATCAAAAGCATACCCAACCACAAGAAGCTCATTATCGAGGCTGATTTCTATCAGGCAGGGCCAAAACAATTTAAATTCAACCTTGAAGGTTACACGACCCCGAAACAAGGATAACAACAACCCGCTCAGGCGGGTTTTTTATTGCCCCTATGAAGACGCTTTGATTCCCCTCTCACCACATCAAACACTACCAGCATCACTTTTTTCACTCTCTCCTCAAAAAAATATCGCTTTAACTTTCAATTAATTATCGCTTTATCGATGATAAATATCGTTTTGGCGATTGACTCAAATAATCGCTTTAGCTATTGTTAGCTCATCGAAACGAAACATCGACAGCTGAGCGAAGTTAGCCAGCGGCGGACAGCAAGTCGCCTGCTTTTTAACAACATGCTGATTTACAGCGTCAATGACCTGTTAAGACCCCTACACGTAAACGTGCTGTATCACCGGGTGCGATCCGGTCGGTGAGAGAGTATCCCCGCGCGAGAGCGAGAACGGCGTGAGAACGGGCAACACTGGCAGGGAGTTGGCGCTGACCAATACAGGGAATGTTTTGGGATTGGATGAATGCGCAGGCTGATGCGCAGGGTGACGTGACTGACTCCCGAGGATAGCTAAGCAAATAAGTCAGCTCCAGCCGCCTAAAAAGCGCCTTATGCCGGAGATCAGCACCGGCCATCCAATCGCCAAAGCATTTCTCCCGCATCAGCGGGTAACTACAGAGGGTAAGGCGATGGAATGGTTTAAGTGTAGTGAAAGGCAGCCGCTGAAAAATCGACTGCTACTGCTTTTCGTTGATGGTGATTATGAGTTCGGGCAGTTGCGGGAGGATGATTTTTGGATCTACACAAACGGCGCATTCAAGAAGCGCTATGCACCGCAAGAAGTAACGCATTGGGCAATGCTCAATCACCCTGAATGACCCGCTCCGGCGGGTTTTTTATCGGCCATACATAGGCAGATTTTCGAGTCTGCCCATTTATGACAACCGGCGGCCATCCACCGCCAGATATTGCGCAACCCCATTATTAACGTTCGGCGGCGCGGCCTTAAGCGCGGAGATGATTATGAGCCTTATAAAATTAACGCAGCAAAAAATTGCACTTGAGTCCGAGTTAGTGGCACTCAAGAAGAATTTCACCAACGAGTCCGCGCGCATTAGTAAAGAAATGGCGAGCGTATTGGAAAAGCTAAATTTTGTTAATTCCGGCCTAGATGACCAAAAGGTCAGCCACGGGATGCGTATTGTCTACTTTGGGAACCCTAAAGAAAGCTCTGAACGTCGAGCCTGCATTAGTGACGCAATCTCAGATATAGCCACCGGATTCTCACGTCTGAGAAAAGAATATCTTGGCACAAAGAACTATGCGCATTGGTCTGATCAAAGAATCTCCTGTTCTTACGGGTGCTGCCCTTCGCATGGCAGCGTCTGCTTTGAGGTTGGCCTAACCCGACAGGCGCGTGAAAAGGCAAGCGAGCACGGTCTTGATGATTATGATGCTGAGTGCGCGATTTATTGCCTTATGAATGTCGACGCTATTAATGCAGCGAAAGCAGAAGCTCGGGAGGTCTCATGAAAGTCACCCACAACGGCAAGCAGTACACCGCCAAAAAGCTCAACGATAACGAGTGGCAACTGACGTCGGTATCGGCACCGCGTGAAAAGCTGGTGCTGAACCGCTGGCAGATGCATATCGCTGGACTCCTGGAACAGGTTGAGGTGAAGGTATGATTGGAATGCACTACGGCACCGCATCAGTGCCACGTAGCGAGGTTTTACCGGGCACAATGCTGCAACACCACGGTAAAACTTATCGCGCCTCTGCGAACGTTGAGAAAGGCCTGTACGCCTTCAACATCTTCGAAAAAACCATCATCAAAAGTGATTCCGTCGTTGTGCTTCTGAATGAGCGCGGCGAGCCGATGGTTCACTGATATTAACCACCCTATTCAACCGATCGGCCTGGCTTTCTGCGGGCAGCATCGTTGCATCCAAATTTCAGGAGAAACAATGAGCGAAGTAACGGACTTAACTGTCATCGAAATCAAGCCGGAGCAGGCGCCAGTGCTTTACGTAGCGGGTGGACTTAATGGCTTTCTCGAGCAAATCCGCGAACTGGCTAAAGAAGTGCCAGATGTTACCACTAAAAAAGGCCGTGACCGCATTGGCAGCCTGGCGCGCATGGTTGGCTCTAGCAAAACAGCTATTGAGAAGCCTGGTCGTGAATACCTCAAGCGATTGAAAGAGTCGGTTAAGCCCGCTGAAGAGGAATTGCGAGTATTTACCAGAGAGTGCGATGCCATTCGTGACGCAATCCTTAAGCCCCGCGATGAATGGGAAGCCGAGCAGGAACGCATTAAGGCTGAAGAAGCCATGAATGCGCTGCACGCCGAAGCGCTGGAAATGAACATCAAGTTCGATAAGGAGTTGGCGGCCAAGTTCGAAGCAGACCACGAAATGGCTCTGCTGATGAACAAGGATTTCGACCGTGACCGCGAAGAGCAGCGCCGCCTGGCAGAACAGGCTCAGCGTGAACGTGACGAACGACTGAAGCAGGAAGCGGCAGAGCAGGCCCGCCGCGATGCCGAAGCGAAGCACAAAGCGGAGATTGAAGCCGCAGCACGCCGTGAGGCTGAAGAGAAAGCACGTGCAGATCTGGCTGAACGCCAGCGCATCGAAGCAGAGCAGCGGGCGGCACGCGAGAAGCAGGAAGCCGAAGCGCGGGCAGAACGTGAAAAAGCTGCAGCAGTTGAAGCTGAGCGGCTGAAGGCAAAACAGGCAGAAGAAGCTTGCCTGGCGGAAGGGAAGCGCAAAGCTGATGAGCAGGCAAAGCGTGAAGCTGACGTGAAGCACCGCAAGACGGTCGGCACTAACATCGTTAACGCGCTCACCAGTCACACCAGCTTAACCCGCGAACAGGCTATCGAAGTGCTTACCGCTCTGAAAGATGACCTGATCCCCTGCGCGAAAATCCATTACTGAGGCAACCATGAACGTATTCCTCACTTACGACCGCATAGAAGATCGGCGCTAGGTTGAGCAGCAACTCACTGAAGAGAAAGAGAAGTGGATCGACGACCGGGCGCAGCAAATCATCGACATGATGCCAAAAGAGCCGTCCGGCCTCTTCCACTTCACGATCCCGATTGACTCCAGCCCATACGAAGGACTTCGCAGCGATAAAGCTGGCGAGGCCTACAACGATTTCATTTCGGCAGTTGCTTACGCCCAGGCGGAATACGACTGGGAACACCGTACCGGCTGCCCGTTTTAACTTTGAGGGATTAACAATGAGTACTGCACTTTCCACTATGGCTGGAAAACTGGCCGCACGCCTCGGCATGGATGCCGGTACAGACCTGATGAATACGCTGAAGAATACAGCGTTCAAAGGTGGCAACGTCACGGACGAGCAGTTTACAGCCCTGCTGATCGTCGCCAACCAGTACGGCCTGAACCCATGGACCAAAGAGATTTACGCTTTCCCAGATAAAGGCGGGATCGTGCCGGTGGTTGGTGTTGACGGATGGGCGCGAATTATCAACGAACATCCTCAGTTTGACGGCATGGAATTCTCTTACGACAAAGAGGAAGGCGCGTGTACCTGCAAGATTTACCGCAAGGACCGCAGCCACCCGACAGTCGTCACCGAATATATGGGTGAGTGTAAACGCAACACACAACCCTGGCAGTCCCACCCTACCCGAATGCTTCGCCACAAGACACTGATTCAGTGCGCGCGTCTGGCCTTTGGGTTCGCTGGCATCTTCGACCAGGACGAGGCAGAGCGAGTTATTGAAGGAACAGCGGCAGAGGTTCATGCGGGCCATGAATCAGATAGCCGTCGCCCGGTTCTGATCGCAAAAGGTGAGTCCGCCGCGCGCCTTGGAACCGTTAAGTATCAGGAGTTCTGGGTGGCGCTGAGCGCTGAAGAGAAGCAGGTGATCGGCGCAGTTGAGAAGCGACGTATGTATGAAATGAGTCTTGCTGTCGACAACGCCGAACCTGTCAATGTCGCAGACGCGGAGGCTGAATGATGGAACAACGCACCCCTGAATGGTTCGCTGCGCGCTGCGGCAAGGTCACAGCAAGTCGCCTGGCTGATGTGATGGCCCGGACAAAGTCGGGCTACTCCACCAGCCGCCAGAACTACATGGCCGAGTTGATTTGCCAACGGCTGACCGGGAAGCTGGAGGAAGGGTTTTCGAATGCCGCGATGATGCGCGGCACTGAACTTGAGCCAGTGGCGCGCGAAATGTACGCGCTGAATGAGTTCGATGCGGAAATCACTGAAGTTGGACTCATCGATCACCCAACCATACCTGGATTCGCAGCCAGCCCGGACGGACTTGTTAACGACGACGGGCTTATCGAAATCAAATGCCCCAACACCTGGACCCATCTTGAAACGCTGAAAACTGGCGAGCCAAAGCGCCAGTACATGCTGCAAATGCATGCACAGATGATGTGCACCGGACGGAAATGGTGTGATTTCGTTAGTTTCGATGATCGCCTGCCGCCTGACCTCGCCTATTTCAAGAAGCGAATTCACCTCGATGAAGCCTTGGCGCGCGAAATCGAATCTGAAGTTAAGAGCTTCCTTGCAGATCTGGAATCGGAGATTCAGAAAATCAGGTTGCATGGTAAAGCGGCATGAACAACTCACCATGGCAACCCTGGGAAAACCTATTCCTGCATGAAGTAGGTGGAACAATGCCGATATCGGTAATTGCTGAAAAGCTTGAGCGCACGGAACGCGCCATAACAACTCAGGCATCACGAATCGGCGCACCGCTTATCAGCAGGATGACCGGGAGACGCTGGACTAAAGCCGAATTATTCCTTCTCAGCCGTTTCACACCTGAAGAAGTCGCCGCAGCAACCGGGCGCTCCATTTACTCCATACGCAGCAAATTACAGTCTCTGACCAGAGCATCAGGAGGAAAAGTCATGCCTGAATGGACAGCAGAAGAAATTGCATACCTGTGGCGCCACACAAACGCAGAAGTCGCAGAGATGACCGGCCGCAGCATTGAAGAGGTCGGAGATAAGCGGCTGCAAACCAATATTGAGCGAAATGGCTGGGATGTTAACGATCCGGAGCGTGCGTCATGAAATACGGAAGTGTGTGCAGCGGCATTGAAGCTGCCAGTAAAGCGTGGGAACCTCTCGGCTGGAAACCTGCCTGGTTCTCTGAAATCGAACCCTTCCCCTCAGCAGTCCTCGCCCATCACTGGCCGGAAGTAACCAACCTCGGAGATATGACCAAAATAGCCGATGCAGTGCGCGCTGGTGAAGTTGAAGCGCCTGATGTTCTGGTTGGCGGTACACCTTGCCAGGCATTCAGTATCGCCGGCTTACGTGAAGGCCTGTCTGACGACCGCGGGCAATTAACTCTTTCTTACGTGGAATTAGCCAATGCAATCGACACAAAGCGCCGCGAACGCGGTGAACCAGAATCAATCATCGTCTGGGAAAACGTCCCCGGCGTGCTCAGCAGCAAAGACAATGCCTTCGGGTGCTTTCTGGCAGGACTTGCCGGAGAAAGCAGTGAGTTGCAGCCAGCAGGGGGAAAATGGACGCACGCAGGTTGTGTGTCTGGACCAGAAAGGTTTATTGCCTGGCGCGTCCTTGATGCTCAATTTTTCGGAGTGGCCCAACGACGCCGCCGTGTGTTCGTTGTCGCAAGTGCTCGAAAAGGATTCGATCCCGCAGCGGTACTTTTTGAGCTCGACAGCGTGCGCCGGGATTCTGCGCCGCGCCGAGAATCGCAACCGGAAATTGCCAGAGATGCTGGAGAGCGCACTAAAGTCGGTAGTCACTGGGATAACCCAGCAAACCCTCACCCAACGCTAAATCAGTCCAACAATATTGGCGGAATCGGCGCCAGTAATCAGGAATTATTCAGCCAGCGCGGTTCCGGGCTCGTATCAGATTCTTACTCTGATGTTTCCCGAACTCTTCTTGCAAAAGAAAACGACAGCACTGCCGAGGATTTGGAAACTTATGTCGTTCATGGAACTCAAGATCCAGACATTAACCGAGAACTTGCGCACACACTCGGGCGCAACAACGGGCAAGAAAACGCCTGCATTGCATTTAGCTACAAAGATAATGGAGCTGATGTGACGTCAGATCTGTCACCAACGATTCGCGCAGGCAACCACGATAAAAGCCATGCTAACAGCGGCCAACCCCCTGCCATCTGCATCCAACATGCTTCTATCGGTCGTCACGATGCAGCTGGCCCTCAGGGCAAAGGTTATCAGGAAGATGTGGCTTTCACTCAGGATTCTCGCTCATCCGCTGACGTCGTTCAGTACGGAATGCAGGTTCGCCGCCTTACTCCAGTCGAATGCGAGCGCCTTCAGGGATTCCCTGACGATCACACCTTGATTGCGTGGCGTGGCAAAGACGCAGCTGAATGCCCGGATGGCCCGCGCTATAAAGCGATCGGCAACTCTATGGCTGTGCCGGTAATGCGCTGGATTGGTGAGCGTATAGCTTCTGCTCTGCCAGCCGAGAAGCTGAATAGTGATTATGGCGGTAGTAAAACACCGCTTGACCAGCGTGACCTCTGGCGTACTCCACCAGCCCTATTTGCTTCCCTTGATGCTGAGTTTTGCTTTCAACTTGATGCCGCCGCGGCGCCGCATAATGCGCTGTGCCGGAAGTTCATCACAGCCGAGCAGAACACGCTGGAAACGCCATGGTCTGATTACCTGAGCATTCCTGGCTACGTCTGGCTTAACCCGCCATACAGCAACATTACGCCGTTCGTTAAGAAGGCCGCCGCCGAGAGCATCAATCAGATCGGCACTGTCATGCTGGTTCCGGCAGACACTTCGGTTGGCTGGTTCAAGGAAGCTATCCAGACCGCCAGCGAGGTTCGCTTCATCACCGCCGGTCGGCTGGCATTTATCAATCCTGTCACCGGTAAGCCGGTCTCGGGAAATAATAAAGGCTCGATGCTCATCATCTGGCGACCCTACCCGCGTACACACTGCCACTTCGCAACGGTGGACCGGGACGAACTGATGGCTTTCGGGGCGAAACTTCTCGCCCGCAGGGAGGCTGCATGACGCCAGAACAGGAAAACGCCATCCGCGCACAGGGACGTAAATGCGTCGATGAAATTCGTCAGGCAATGAAAGCCCGGCCAAAACCGAAATGGAATTCAGTAGTGCCGCCGATCCTCAAAAAGCATCACGCAAAGATAGAGCCGATGGGCGTCAGCCTGGTGGCTTTCGTTAGCAGCATAGGCCGGATGAACGGCAGATATGGAGTGGAATCATGATTAGCCATAAGTGGGGGCATAACGAGCTTGCTCACGACCTTGCCGAACACCTGCGCCGCAATACCGCGCGCATTTGCTGGGAGGATATGCAACTTGGGCCATCCGGAACCTGTCGCCCTGATGTTTACGCAATGGCTTACAGCTACAGCAAATTTTGCCCGATCGTTTACGAGGTGAAAGTTAGCGTCAGTGACTTCCGCACCGACGTCACAGCAGGCAAATACACCAAATACTTCAACTATGCGGGTGGCGTTGTTTTTGCTGTTCCTGAAGGCATGCTCAAGAAAAGCGACATCCCAGATGGTTGTGGGTTGATGATCCGTAAGGAAACTGGATGGCATACCCTCAAAGGTCCGACAATGCGCCAAATTGACACCCTTCCTCGCGACGCCTGGATGAAGCTGCTTATTGATGGCATGACACGTCAGGCAGAGAGAACCCAAATAAAAAGCCGCGTACTCAACACCTACTTCATCGACCAAAAACTGATGAAGCGACATGGTAACGAAATCGCCGATCTTGTTTGTCGAGCACATCGGTCGAAGGAGCGCCTTGAGCAGCACATTAGGGATAACGATGAAAGGCTTAAGAACCTGCGCCAGGAAAGTGAAGAGGAGTTGCAACGCCGACGTAAGCGCCGTGAGGAATCGGAGGAAAGGTTGACCGACGCTCAGCAAGATCTGGTGAAAGCGCTTGGCCTCGACCCGAATGTCCCTATGTATGTTCTTACAAGGACGCTATGGGAAGCAACGCGCAGACTCACCGAGGATGAAGAGATAAAGAGATTGCGAGGAATATTGTCCAACCTTGAGCGCACGCTCAATGACGGTCTGAAACCATTACCCGGGGAGGAAGCCGCATGAACAGAGCCTCACCCGTTGATTTGAGAAAAAGCCTCGAAATCGCCAATCACCTGGCGCATATCGGCATTCGCTTTGTGCCGATCCCGGTGGCGAACGAGGAAGAGTTCCAGACGCTGGCCGCCGAGTTATCGCGACGGCTTGAGCAGATGGCAGTCGAAGCCGAGAAGAATGAAGGCGGCACCGCATGAAGGCATTAATCACCCAGGAGCTTAAGGCTCCTTTTTTATTGCTGGCGTTCACCTTCAACCGAATTAACCGACAGTTCCGGGAGCACTGAACATGGACATCATCGATACCGCAGTAGAGATTGAAGAGCTTCAGCGTAACGCGGCCCTTTCCGCTCACCGCATAAACCGCAACGCCGTATCAGCTGAGCACTGCGAAGAATGCGGAGAGGATATCCCAGAGCCGCGGCGCGCTGCTGTTCCCGGCTGCCAGACGTGCGCGGAGTGCCAGAGTGTTATCGAACTGAGGAATAAGCAGAGGGGGATCCAGTGAAAGAGCGCGGAATGATTTTTAACGGCGAGATGATTCGCGCCATTCTCGACGGCGGCAAGACGCAGACGCGGCGGCCAGTGAAGGTCCCACACATTGATAAAGATGCAATGTGCGAATTATCTGGCAATGAATTGGCTGGTGAGTTATTGGCGGGAAATTACAGAAACAGCCCACACGGTAAACCAGGTGATCGTATCTGGGTGCGGGAGACTTGGGCACGCTACAACATCGACCAGGATAGCCACGATATGGCTTACCGAGCTACGCCACCTGCAGACTGGCCGGAAGAAGGAAGATGGCGTCCATCAATTCACATGCCGCGCTGGGCCAGTCGTTTAACGCTGGAGATTACCGGCGTGCGGGTTGAGCGATTGAATGGCATCAGCGAAACGGACGCAGAGGCGGAAGGCATCGACATGGAGGCGCTTTTTGACGCCCAGGACTGTTACGACTGCATTGCAGATCAAAACATGACAGGAAGGCCAACGGCAACAGGCGCATTTAAGTACCTGTGGGAATCCATCTACGGCGAAGAGAGTTGGAAATCCAACCCCTGGGTCTGGGTAATCGAATTTAAGGTGGTGCCCAATGTTCAGGATAATCCAGAGGGTTAATTCACATGATTGAGAATTTTTCGGAAGGGGAAAAGCGCTGGCGCCTAACGATGATCGAGCGCCTTCCAAGGGAGAGCGGCAAAAACAGGAAAGGTAAGTTCATCTGCGAATGCGGAAATGAGACCGTCGCAGTTATCAGCAGGGTTAAATCTGGCCTTACTAAATCTTGCGGCTGCCTGAGCCGGGAGGTTTCCGTCAGGCTCAGGACTAAGCATGGCCAGCATGGTTCTGAAACTTATGGAACGTGGTGCGCAATGCTGTCTCGGTGCGAAAACCCCAGCAATGTAAATTACAAAAATTACGGAGGTCGTGGGATTACTGTTTGTGACCGCTGGCATGAATTCAGCGAGTTCTTTGCTGATATGGGTGAAAGACCACGCGGAATGACCATCGATAGGATTGACAATAATCTTGGGTATTTCCCCGAGAACTGTCGATGGGCCACTAAGTCTGATCAGACCAAGAATCAGAGGAAAAGGAGTGGCTGCACATCAAATTGCAAAGGGGTTAGCCTTACCAAGCATGGTCGATGGGAGGCGCACATCTCAATTGATGGGAAAAGAACCTCTCTTGGAAGATTCGACACCGAGGAGGAGGCGTCCGCCGCTCATCAATTAGCCCGAGCTAAAAGAGATGAGAAACATGAAGAGTCGGATTTATAACCTACCGATTTCTGATGATTATTACTCTGATCGCCACGGCGCGCCCTGCAAAATCCTCCGCGCTACTCACGAAGTCATCCACTACATCCGCAACGGTCGCACCTGCATCGCCAGCATGGGCCGCTTTCAACACGAATTCGAACCGCTAACCAAAGCACAGGCTGAGCGGATCGCCGAAGAAATAGAAACAGCAGAACACCTGAAGAAGCTGCGCGCCCAGCGCGCGGCGTAAGGAGGACTATGAGCACCATTCAGGACATCAGAAACCAGCTATCAACTCTGGTCACAGAGGCGCACAAGGTTGCATGCGCCCTCGATATAGGTGACGAGCGAACAGAGGCCTTTGAGCTATATGAAGCGCTTCGCCGACTTCAGCGGCAGGGCGCCGCCGGAGAAATTCTCTCAGCAACCAACCCTCTTCTCGCCTCGCCATATTACGACGAGGACTGGGACGAAGATGAAGACGACTGACGCAACTGATAGCCAGTTATGAGCTGGCTATTGGGTGCGAAAGCGCCACCTCGTGATCCCTTTTGCCCGGCCCCGCGCCGGGTTCTTTTTTTGCCTGGAGACACCCATGAGCGAAATGACTTTAATCGTGCCCAACGACTGGGTAACACAAGATAAGCTCGTCGAGATTACCGGCCTTCGCCCGGGAACTATCGAGGCAGCTCGTAAAAAGTCCTGGATGGTTGGGCGCGAATATCTTCACGTTGCACCAGACGGTAATCCAAAAGAAAACAGCGAGTGCATGTACAACCGCAAGGCTGTCGACAAGTGGGTTGAGAGCATGTCAAAGAAACAGCCTGGTGCGCGCCAATGAAGATCCGTTTATGCTTAGCGTGCTCTTGGACGTCAGGAGGGAATAATGGCTAAGTCAGCATACCCAACAGGCGTAGAGAATCATGGCGGTACGCTCCGCATATGGTTCATCTATAAAGGCGGCCGGGTGCGTGAAAGCCTCGGCGTGCCGGATACACCAAAAAACAGGAAGATCGCTGGCGAGCTGCGCGCGTCGGTGTGCTTTTCGATAAAGACCGGCAACTTCAACTATGCCGACCAGTTCCCTGACTCGCCGAACCTGAAAAGGTTTGGGGTGGAGAGTAAGGAAATAACCGTTCTGGAACTGGCGAACAAATGGCTTGAATTGAAGCGTATGGAGATCAGCACCAATGCTATGTCGCGCTATTCATCAATAGCACGCAACATGGTGCCGAGAATTGGTGGTGATAAGTTGGTATCTGCGGTGACACAGGAAGACCTACTGTTTATCAGGAAGGAGTTGTTAACCGGTTATCACGTATTGAAGACAGGACAGAAAACACCAGTAAAAGGTCGGTCTGTCAGAACCGTCAACAACTACATGAGAACGATGTCCGGCATGTTCAACTTCGCAGCGGACAGTGGTTATGTGAAGGCGAACCCGTTTAACGGCATTTCCATGCTCAAACGGTCACGCACTGAACCGGACCCACTCACTCGAGAAGAGTTCATCCGGATGATTAATGCATGCACCCACCAGCAGCTGAAAAACATGTGGTCGCTGGCAGTGTACACAGGGGTGAGGCATGGAGAGCTGGTATCGCTGGCCTGGGAAGATATCGACCTGAAAGCAGGAACGATGATCATCCGCCGTAACCATACTTTGACGAAGGAGTTTACCCTTCCCAAAACAGAGGCCGGAACGGACCGCATCATAAACCTTATTCAGCCAGCCATTGATGTGCTAAAGAACCAGGCTGAAATGACCAGACTTGGCAAGCAATATCAGGTTGAGGTTAAGTTGCGTGAATACGGTCGTACTGATGTGCATCCATGCACGTTCGTGTTCAACCCACAGATCGTATCGCGAAATGGTCGTGCAGGGCATCATTACGCAGTGGGATCGATCAACCAGTCGTGGGAGGCGGCAATGCGGCGCGCCGGGATTCGCTATCGCAGAGCATACCAGTCCAGACACACGTATGCATGTTGGTCGTTGGCCGCCGGTGCCAACCCAAACTTCATCGCGAAGCAAATGGGCCACACCGACGCACAAATGGTTTACCGGGTGTATGGATCCTGGATGGCTGAAAACAACCAGGACCAGGTGCTCATCCTGAACCAGAAATTAAGTGAGTTTGCCCCATCCATGCCCCACGCCACTGGATCGGCTGGTTATTAA